CGTGGATATATTCGTAAGCGCTCCTCTTTATACCTATGATGCAGGTGGCATTGTAGACACAATTCAATTCACGAAGATTAAATATAGTGATTATAATCAAGGTGACTACGTTGGCAGGCTGACTACTAACGCTCTCATGTGGGGATTGCCGTCAAGTGTCTCACATATCAGCGGAGACTACACGAAATACCACAGCGCCTTCAAAATGGTAGACCTGTTTAATGCGTATTGCTGGCCTGCATTCATTGCCAATGATGCTGGCAAGTATAATGAGGTTGACACCATCGAACTTCCTGCCGTGACAGACGAAGATATGCGCAAGAAGCTGACTGATTGCTCTTCATTCTACTTACTAAAGAGCATCCCGCTGAATGAGTTAATCAACGCAAGTGAGCAAAGCAGGAAGGGTGAGGCCGTCACAATCAAGGTGAAGGATGATTATCTACAATCTCTTGTCAACCGCGAGGTGATGACAGACGACTACCAATCACACGAGAAGATTTCTTCTAAAAGGTCTTATGTCTACAACTCCCGATTGAATCTTGCTGGCGTCACGAGGCAGCTGTATGATGGTTATCCTATAAGGCAATCTTTCTGCCGCTTCGATGGTTATGTACCTGTAACCTATGCAGAGACTGGCGGCGGCATTACATTCGGTGAGTTACCAATCTCATACGCCACAATGTCAAACGCATTCACCGTCACCGTTGAGGAAGGAAGAGAGATAAAATTGTACACGGAAGGGAAATGCCCTATATATGTCAGTACTCACAATCGTGTGCCAACTCTATTCTTCTGCCCTTACACGTCGGCGAAGGATGTAATATGGTGGATGACGACAAGCGGAGTATTAAAGCCCTCCATGAGCATGGAGATGAAGATGCACGATTTCCTGAATCTATCTTATGCTTCATTATATACCGACTACCTTAATCTTCCATCAGACCTTCCGCAAGACAAAGGAGACGAGAATAAAAAGGTTGAGGTAAGCTCGTCTATCTATACGTCTGCCGTGAATAATCCATTCTACTTTCCATCTATAGGCGTGAACGATGTCGGCATTGGAGAAGTGGTCGGAATTGCATCCGCTGTTGCCGCCATGTCGCAAGGGCAGTTCGGTCAATTCCCTCTATACGCATTCACCTCTAATGGCGTGTGGGCATTATCTATCGGCAATGATGGCAGCTATCAGACGGCAACCCCAGTCACGAGAGACGTGTGCAGCAATCCCAACGCAATCATATCGCTTGATAGAAGTGTACTTTTCCCGACAAAGAGAGGCATCATGATGATAAGCGGTTCACAATCTACCTGTATAACGGAGGTGCTGCACGATGATCCTGCTTCACTACTTAGTCATGATGTTGTCAAAAAAATGTCACGAGCAGAAGGGGTTGAACCTTCTGAGATTCCCGATTCTGGCTTCCTGTCATACCTTGACAATGCAGGCATGGTATATGACTACACGCGGCAGCGAGTTATCGTATTCAACCATGATAAGATGTATGCGTATGTGTTATCACTAACAAGCAAGATGTGGTCTACAATCAGGAGCGAGTATAAGTATTCTGTCAATAGCTATCCTGATGGACTTGCAATAACGCAAGAAGGTATAGAAGCGCAGCTCGTGAATGTCTGTGAGGATGGAGAGGCGCAAGGAGGTGTCATTGTAACAAGGCCAATGAAGTTGAACAACGCACATGCGCTTGGAACCATCACCGACATTATGGTACGTGGGAATCTCAACAATGCACACGCCTCGGTAGCCTTGCTTGGAACGCGAGATTACACTAACTACCTGTATGTTGGCTCTGGAACCAGGGGGAGAATCGCAAGGCTGCACGGAAGTCCTTACAAGGCGTTTGTCGCGGTCGTCATGGCGAACCTGGAAGACGGAGAGACTATTGACGGCATGAGTGTAGAATATCAGATGAGACAGGCTAACAGAATGAGATAAAACAAGGCTCGCCACATTATAACGTGACGAGCCTTGTTTTTCGGTTATAATTCGCTATAATTCGCTATAATTCGGTTATACTCACGAAGTATAAGGACGGATTTAATATGCTGGTAATTTGCTGAAAGCGGTATATTATTTTTAATGGCATTCAGAATCAGCGCCTTATGAATGAAATTAATTTGCTTGGCAACTATAACCTAAGATGTTCCTCAAGATATTCACCGACCTTCATATTTCCTTCTTCGGCCTTCTCCTTTAGCTTGGCAAGAAATGCAGGCGTTACGTTTGCTCGCAATGTAACCTTGTTTGTTCTTGGGCGGCCACTATTTTCGCGGCGGCCGCCCCAGCTTGATTGCTTATTTGTCGTCATTCTTTAATTGTGATAATTCATCATTCAACAGACGAGAAAACAAAATGTCTATCTCTGTAAACGTCAATTACGTATGCGTAGTCAGAAGAGCCAGGGTCTGAATAATATTCCCTTATGCGGAACTCATAGACGAATACTTCACTACCATCTTGAATGTCGCACTGAACACTGAAGGATTCACCTTCAACTGCTGGATTCTCTTCATCAGCGTAGGTGTATTCGTTAATATCCTGCTTGGATGTGGCAACATGCCAATCGGCTTCTTCTAATCTACTTACAAGTTCGTCGTATGCTTCGCGAACGGAAGCGAAATTGGAGGATGAAAAACTTCTCTTAATATTGTCAATTAACATAGTAAGGACTTCACCGTGATGTCGAGGGCTGTGAGAATTATTATTACAAGTGCAAAGGTAAATATATATCTTGAAATCGCAGCATAAAAATCAAGATAATTTTTATTTGGGTGCATTTTTAACCTTTGTTATTATTTAATATTGGGGCAATATTGTAGGTTAATTATCTGATAGAGAGATATTTAATAAGCGAAAATAAATAAAACAGTTAAGCAACAAAAATTCCCGCAATTTCTTGTTGCGGGAATGGTTGGATGAATCAATTGGCGAGAATACACGTCACATTGTAGCCGTGATAGGTCTCTCACAATCATCATACATGGATAGTATGGCGATAATCTCACCAATGGTATCTTCTTCTCGTTTTTTGTACAATTCAGACGAGTGTGATGTGTCTGCAACAACAGAGATATAGCGGCAGATTGCAGATGACACAAGATAATCATGAAGCAACGAGGTCAGGCGCTCAGCAAGGAAGCGTGCGTGCTCATAGTTGATGAGTATGGTATAGTCGTAGCTCTCTCGATAGTCGTTATAATCATCCGTCATTGTAATTTTCTCTTCTCGTGGAGAAGGAGGCGCGAACTGAGATAGTTGCAGCATGGAATGCGTGTAGGCATTGTCAAGTTCGCGGATTACAATGTCAACATTACCATCCTCTACAATATCCTTCATGCGGTGCTTCACATGCTGATTATCCTGCAATCTCAATGCAACAGCTTCAGCTGACAGGAATCCTGCTTGAGCGATGTCATAGAGAAGATTCTCCGTCTTCAGTCTTATTGTCACTCTCGTTGTGCGTGGTGTTCTACAACTATTCATATCTCACTTCGTTATTGGTTAGTGGTTTTTTGTTCTTCGGTGCATGAGCGCGGCGAGGCTGAACACGAGCGAAGGATGCAGCATATAACTGTTGCAACGCCTCTGCTGCCATCTGCTTGTAATTCCCTGCCTCTGCTGGGTCTGTCTGCAATAGCCATTCAGACAGAGCGTAGTTCACAATATAGGAATGAGTAGAGGTGGCGAGTGAATCAGTTTGGCCATTCGCGTAATTGGAAGGAACGCGGAGAACGAAGGTGATTACATTATCTTCTTCCTGCTCGGTCACTCCGCTACCCCATGTCATTGTTATTGCGTTATCGCCTGCAACGGCCTTGCGTGTTGCTGATAATAATATATTATCTGCCGTCGTCGCACCTTCTACGATGTATTCAGCAAGAGCAATCCTCACATCCTTCAATGCAGTTTGTACGGAGCGTAATATCCGCTCTTCATCTATATCCTGAATGTCTTCCGCGTGAGATAGCTGCTGCGTTCCCTTGCGCGAACGGCCGATTTGCCATGATGTCTTAGCAATCTCATGAAGTAACTCGGTCAAGTATATATGGATTGTCAGTGTTTTGTTCATATTACAACCAATTTATCTTGTCAATATTTTTTACCTTCTTCGGCTCTTTCCTGACTGGTGCCGAGCGGTGGCCAGCAAGAGAATCCTTCAGTAGACTTAAATAGACATTAGCCTGTTGAGATATTACTTGCAAAATATTCGCTGGTGCCGCGTTCTTCTCCGCGTACAAGGACATGATAGTCCATGCAGCTACATTCTTGTATGTCTGCTGTAGTGGTGCCTGTTCAAGGGCGTAACGTGGCGGCATTGAGAGTGTGAGTGTGATGCTTCCCTCCCCTTCACTGAGAGAGGTCATGTAACGCTCGCTTGCCGTCGTTATCACAGACCAGACGTTCGTCCAGTCAATTTCTGCAAAATGGCGAGTAAACTCGTCAATCCCGAGTAGCTGAGGTTGTTGCTGTTGTTGTAGCTGTCTGTTTAAAATCGCTACGGAACGCGAAACAATATCTATAACGTCCTCTTTCTTTATTACTATATTCATTTCTCCTCCTTTCTATATAAAGACCATTGTAGGAAGCGCTTGCGACCTTTCTCAATGAGCAGCGGGTGCATCGCATTACCTGCCTTGTCTCGCGTGTGATAGAAGCAGTTCTTAACACAATCCTGCATCTTCATTGATTCTTTGATGTAGTGCTTTCGCTTTAAAATTCTAAACTGAGAGCGGTCGAAGATAATCACCTTACCTCTAACAGTTGAAGGCATCACATAATAGCGGTTGCCGTTGTCCTTGGCTGATGCCGATTCCGCCATTCTGACGGCCTTACTATAGACCATCTTTGCTTTTAATCTTTTAAGTAATCTAATCATATTCAATAATTTAACGTTTTTCGTTGTCAATATTTTTACCTGGTATCTCGTGTTGGAAGACTTCTTCAACATACCTTGTCTTGTCAACTATCTTTGGAAGCGGCATCTTAGAGAAGCAGATGTGCATACCAATCGCTCTTGTCATAAGCAGGTCATCGTGGCAGCCGAGAATGGCACCAAATGCGCCATTTGGTTTGCGCTCATAGCTAATCATCTCGTCGAGGCACCTGCCGTCTCGTTCAACATAGAGCTTTTCTCTCACCGCTCGCTGCAATGCACTGACGACAATTGGCTTGGTCGCCGTATTGGTGTGGAACCCATATTTTCGCGGCGCACCCTGCAATATTTCTTCTTCTGATTGGTCACGTGCATATAGATTAGGATAATAATCCTTGATGCGGTTGAGGATATAACCAGATTGGTCACCGTCCACCATTCGCTCCCTGTCATGCGTCTCTAACGTGTTGGATTCTATCACCAGCTCTGCGTTGTCGTAATATTTGCTTATCTGTGCTGCCTTCCATGCGAGAATATCCATGTCTATGTGTCCGTACCACTGGGCCACAACCTCTGGTTTTCCACCCCACTGCATGGCGAACCTATCGAAGACAACAATAACCGACCAGTCTGCCTTGGAAGAACGACCACCGATGTCTACAACAGTCAAATATCTGTCAGTAACCACCGTGTTATCGTTGAATATCTCTGGGTATTCCCATATTGCCAATCCACCCTTTTTTTCTTCGCTGAACCGCACATTAGACAAAGCCTTCGCGCCTTCGTTAGCGTCAGCCACGATGTCACCGACAGCACGAGGATCCTTACATGTGTGACGCAATTCTTCTACTTGATGGCGGTCGAAGACGATTTCTCCGCTGAAACTGAAGGCTTCAATGTAATCAGAGGGGTACTCTGAGGCCATACGGGCATGGTCTGAATATTTCCTACGTTCCGCTATGTACCAGTTTATGGCCTCCAATGTTGCACCTTTCTGCCATAGCCAGTAGATGTATTGGCCACATTCCTCACGTTCAGAAGATGCTTCTGTGTCGTTCCTATGTTCATACATTGAACGCGCGAAGCTCTCTCTTTCCTTATCGTCTGCGAATGGCAGAACATAAAGGTCGATGTCATACCAGCATATAACGATAGCTTCAAATTGCGATTTCCCCTCAAAGGCCGCAAGGAACTCGCGGTGGAAGAAGTTTCCTACACCCTTAGCGGTTGATTCATACACTATCATTGTGCGATGCTTATAGAGGACACCAGAGCAGGCAGACTGCACAATGTCTTCTGGGCTTTTTCCATCTGTTGTCTTCCATAGACCAACCTCGGAGAGGTGGATAAGGTTGTAGTCACCACCACGGCAGGAATCAGGACGCTCAGCGGTTCCGACCTTAATCTTACAATCTCGCTGAGGAACACGTTTAATGGCTCCGCTGTGGCCGACATTAACAAATGTAGATTCATTCGCCTTGTATTGCTCTCCAAGCTTATGTAATATCCATGAAGGCAGCTGCGTTACTGCCTTGTTGAACATATCAAGGATTTCATCCGATGCAATAGACTGATGAGCGATGATGAGCGAGTTAAGGCCGTATTCCTGCGTTATCTGCATCCATAGCATGAACAACTGAATGAGCGTTGAACCGCCAAGCTGACGAGCCTTTAAGAGAATAATACGTATTGGCTTCTTGGCTTCATATAGCTCCATGAAGCGATTGACCAATCTGCGTTGTGGGCGTGTCAAGCGAAAGAGGATGTCACGGCCTCCACCTTTCGCTTTAATATACAGGAACAAGGCCGCGAAAAAGGGGAAATCATAGCGGATTCGGTATCGAATGAATTGCTGCACAACCGTGTCACGTGCCTCTTCCGTGTTTTCCTCCTCCATCACCTCATAGAGGAAGTTCTCTATACTGCCATGCTTGACCAGCTGCTTGACGAACGGTATCTTCAGCATCCTTTTAGGAACCAACTGCACAGGAATCGGGAAGTCATCTATCTCAATTTTATCGCGCTCGCCAAAATAGCCTTCCCCAGTTATCGGGTTAGGCTCATAATGGTAGCGCTTCATGCGCTCGTTGTCCTCTGCTATTATCCGCTCTATATCTTTCTCCATCTCCACCATTGTTTTTCAGTTATTAATAGTGAGCAGACGAAGCCAACCGCATAACAATAAAGGTGCAGTAGAGTATTCACACACGAAAATAATGCTGTCAGCGAACAATATAAGGCCACATGAGCGGCAATCACCCACCCTCTTGTTACTATCATCGAATATAGGCCAAGAGCCGCGAAGATAACCCCAGAAAAACCAAGTGTCCCTTCAATAAGGCAGGAAGGTGCCGTTACAGCGATGATGTAAGATGCCAGCAGGAACCAACGCGACATGCGGTAATAGAACGCCAATTGAAGAATGCAAAATATATTTAAAACCGCATGAATCAAGTTGGCGTGAAAAAGGGGGTAAAATAGGCGATTTAAGGCCATATTCCGAGAAATATACACGGAATCTTGGCTGATGAACGATAACACGAAAAGCGCCAACGAGACCGCCAACAAGATATTTATGTCAAGATTGCTATTTTTCATCCTTATGCTTATAATATATTGCCTTTGCTGATGCCGATGTGAGAAAAAACGAGGATGCAGGCGTGTATATTATCTTGCGGACAATATTACACACGCCTGCATCCTCGTGCTTTCTCTTGCATTCGATGAACCGCCAGAAAAGCTCGTAGAACATTTTACGCTTCGTCTGCCTCATGTAAGACAGGTCGTCACCACGAAGCATCCGACGCATCACATAGATTGCGCGGTCTTCGCTTACCCAGTAGCGAGACGATGGCTGCTTGACGGCCTCTGCGAAGATGTCAAGGACATTGATATGCTTCACTTTTTTCATTGTCTCCCGACAGGTATGTATAACCTCTCTCGCTCTCTCGCCCTCGTATTCTATCGTACTAAACTTTTTCTTCATGCGGTAAAATATTTTGACAATGCAAAGATAATAAATTACCGTTATAAAGATAAGCGAATTTGGCAGTTAACTATAATTACTTTTGCTTAAAAGCATAATTCAAAGCACTTAAACAAGTAATTATATGGCAGATAAACAAGTTAGTACGGGTGATGGCAACGTGAAGATTCCATCGGCAGGAGAGGCCACGCCTACACCAAGCAAGCGTGACGCATTCAAGAAGCGACTTTCTGAGAAATATCCCGACAAAAACTTTGATGATGAAGAGGCTATGTTCGGCCAGATTTCTGACGACTACGACAGTACGGAGAGCGAATTGAACCGCTACCGCGAAGACGAAAGAAAGTTGACGGATATGTTCAACGCTGACGAACGCAACGCAGCACTGTTTGCCGACTTCGCCAATGGTGGCGACCCTCGCCTCACACTCATCAAATTGTATGGAAAGGATGTCGGTGATATGGCCAACGACCCAGAAAAGCAGGAAGAGGTGGCAGCGGCGAACAGAGAATATGTTGAACGTGTCGCCAAGGAAAAGAGCCTTGAGGAGGAATATAAGAAGAACCTTGACGATTCCTTGCAGGCCGCAGACGACTGGCAAAAGAAGAACAATTTGACAGACGAACAAGTAGATGAAGCCTTTCAGTTTATCGTTCAGATTGCATCAGATGCTATCGTAGGTAAGTTCACAGAAGAAAGCCTTGACCTCGCCCGTAAATCCATCACGCACGACATGGATGTGCAAGAAGCAGGAAACGCGGGGGAAATCAGAGGTCGCAACGCGAAAATAGACATGAAGTTGAAAAAAAGTAAGAATAGCGATGGTGTTCCTTCACTCGGAGGAAAGAGCCGTGGCGCGTCTAAAAGTCAGAGCAGCCCTGACCTTGGCGCACTGGATGCTATCGCCAGTCGCGGAAGCATTTGGGATTCTGACGAAAAACGAACAAAATTCAAATAAACCAAATACAATTATTAATCACATGAAACAGACTATCAGTTTTAAAGGAGCAATGAAGTTTGTTGGCTTCCTGCTTCTTAGTGTATTATGCTTTGTCTTGGGTGCAGGCGGTAATGTCATGATGGCTGCCGCCGCCGATTTGCCCGACGCAGGTAAGACCGACAGCGGCACGGCAAGCCCAGAAAAGCCTATGGATGTTGAAGGTGCCGCCACCATGCAGCACGGACGAGAGAACGGAGACCCCGATTTCTACGTTAAGGACATTGACCAGAAGATTTGCAAGATTCGTCCTATGGCAACGCCGATTGACCAAATCAGCCGACAGGCAAGCGCCCAACAGACGGATTCATTTATTGTCAAGTACTACAGCGTAGGAACACGTCCAACTAAGACCCTTCTTAAAGAAGCGGTAGTTAAGCAGACTGGCGGCGACCGCGTATCACTCAAAGTGGAAGACCCCAATATCTTCACTATTGATGATACTATTCGCGTTTGCGGTGTTCCTGCTGTCACCAAGGAGAATGGTTCCGCCTATGATGCCAAGAAGGAAGTGGTGCCCGACCTCGTCCTTTGCGTATGCGGAAAGGACAGCGAAGGTTATCCGCAGGTGTTTGCCGTTAATGGTGAGGTTTCAACCGAGACGAGCAACAACATTTGGCTTCCTGCCATCAACGCAAAGACCGTTCTTGTACGTATGGGGAAGTCATGCGGAGAATTGGATGTACAGACTGGCCGATTCAATAATCTGCCGACCGCAGAAGAGCAGTACTGCCAGAACTACATGATTCAGGTGGAACAGTCTACGATTGACAAGATGAGCGATAAGGAAGTTGACTGGAACTTCACCGACCTCGAAGAAGACGCTATCTACGACATGCGCGTTACCCAGGAGATGAGTATTCTTTTCGGCGACAAGAACGTTATTAAGCATGCCTCAAAGGATGGTATGGCTCGTTACTTCACCAAGGGTATTTGGTGGATGGGTTGCCCCAAATATACCATTGGCCATTGGGACGAAAAGGAAAACGCTTGCGTTATTAGCGATGACGACTTGGTTGACTTCTCACGCGACATCTTTGTAGGTACGGGATTGAGTAACGGCCGCAAGATTATGTTCTGTGGCTCCGACCTCCTTGCTACCCTGTCAAAGGTTAAGTCAGAGAAATTCCGCCTGAAGGATTCTGTTGAGAAATGGAACTTGAAGTTTAAATCATGGGAAACCGACTTCGGCGAAATCCTCACCATTCACCACGAATTGTTTAACCAGTGCGAGATGAAGGATTGCGGCTTTGTGCTTGACCCCGAATACCTCACAAAGAAAACCTTCCTTTCGTTCAAGCGCAACGTACTTGATTTGAAGAAGGCAGGAATCCGCAACACGGATGCAGCGGTTTTGCAGGAAATCTCCTGCTTGTACCTACGCTATCCAAAGGCACATGCACGCGTGCAGCTTGCACATAAGTAAACTTTCCGCGCCATAAGAAAAAGGCTGCTTCTTATGGCGCGTTTTTAATTTTAATGACATGAAAAAATATATTGCACCCTGTACTATATCTCTTGACCTCACTTTTGAGGATGGAAGACACAGACATGTGAATTTCGATACCTGCACAGGGCTTGGAAGTTACTTCGTCACCAATGATCCAGAAGAAATTTGGGCCTTGGAGCACCACTACCTGTATGACAAGGAGTTTTTCTTGAATCGTGTGACGGAGGATGAGAAACCGAAAGAAATACAAGAGGAAACAAAAAGCGAAGAACCCGAGGTTGTTCAAGTTGACACGATGAGCGAAGCCAAGGAATTTCTTAACGAGCGCTTCGGTGTTCCGCGTTCAAGTATGAAAACCCTTCCACAGGTATTGTCTACCGCCTACGAGCATAAGGTAATCTTTAAAGGTTTGACGGAAGACAAGGAAAAGGACAACAACGACAAACAGTAAGATATGGAGACCTGCAACATTGACGATTTGGTGAAAGAGGTACGAGTGGCGCTTGACCAGAATATGGACGGCAAGGCTCTTTCCATGCTTGGGGACACCGATACGCTGACACTTGACGAGATTATACGCTCCACAATGGTTGACGCTGCAACTGCTATTGAAGAAGGTGCGCCATTGGAGATGTTGGAGGGGTGCGATGATGCCGTCAAAGAGGGAGAAGACTACATCGTATCATGGGGAAAGGAGAAGAAAGGTAGCGCCATACAAGCAGGAAGCGTTGCCCTGCCGAGTGATTTCCTTCGCCTTGTATCGTTTAAGATGAACGACTGGGATTACGCCGTGTCAATGCCTACCGCACAGGAGACTCCTGCTTATGAACGTCTTCAAGACCAATATAGCGGCATTGGTGCGACACCAAGACACCCTGCAATTGCCATAGATGTACCAAACAACGTATTGGAGTTTTATTGCAGCGCAAAGAATGCCAAGGTCGCATCATTCAAGTATGTGCAAAAGCCAGTGGCGAAAGAAGGCAAAATTACTATATGCCCAAAGTTGAGACGCGCCATTGTGTACGCAAATGCAGCAATGTCCGCTGCCGTATTCTCTTCCGTAGACCAAATGCAGGTAATGACGGCATTGGCATACAGACATGCCCATATTCAACCATCAGAAAAACAATAGACAATGACAAGAGAAGCGTGGGGAAATATCGAAGAACAACCGTTTAGGGTTGATGTCGGCACGTCTTTCAATGTGGCCATGTCTGCCTCTGTTCCTGCACATGTATTGTGCTTCACAACAGACGGCCGTATTGTACTGAATGAAACCGTATTTGGCGGTGCCAGTGTTATCTACATCAATGGCAAGAAATATATCAGCGACATCACTTCTGGCAGTGTAACCCTCCCGATGGCAGAGAGGGGTATAGACGGCCTTATGTATGGTGCCGACAAGGTAAAGCTTGACAGCATTTTAGAAGGCGCAGAGCCTAACGTCGTTACTGCCGTTGCGTCAGACGCGCAGAGTGTCACCATAACAGACAAGGAGGAAACCCAACATATAGCCGCCGCCCGTCAGTGGGCAGACGCGACAGATACAGAGATTGCCCAAATCAAGGACAATGCTACAGCTATCGGTAATCTTGTCAACGCCAACTACCTTGAATTAAAAGGAAATGTTGACAATCTTGACAACCGCATAACATCCGAGAAAGCCTACCTTGAAAAGAAAATAGACGACAATGCCGCAAAGGTGTCGTCTATAAGAATGGAGATTTACGACGACATCAACGAGCTAAGAAAGCGCCAAGACAAAACGGAGGATGATTTCAATCTGCTGGATATGCAGGTCGGCAACCTTCAAAGCGATAGCGCCAAGTTGAAGAAACGTGTTGATGCTAACGAGTTAGCCATTTACGAGGACAGCATAAAATTCAATAAGATAGAAGAAGATTTTACGGGTATTAATATCGTGTTGGAGAAGCTTCAGTCGCAAGTGGATGAATTGCGCAAGCAAATCGGACAGGGCGGCGGTGGCGTTTCTTCAGCCGACATTGAGATGCTAAAATCTCTTCTCACCCTCAATCAAACAGACGAATAAACTCATGAGTTAAAAACAAAATAAAAAAACATGGCAAAATTCATTAAATTCAGAGAAAAAGCATCTGTGGCGGCTTCAAAGGCTGACACAGCAGGCACAGAAGGCCGCGTTGACGTGGTCAAGAGCGAAAATGCGCTCGTGTATGAAGCCTCTGCCGTTATCCGTGGAATCTCGGACACGCAGGCAGAGTATGTGAACCGAAAGGTCAAGGAGGAAAATGACGCTAAGGCGAAGATTTCGTTTAGCGTTTCACCTTCCGCAACTTTCGTCAAGGGTACATCAACGGCATTCACGTTAACCGTCACCTGTACGTTTGCAGGTGCGAATGTTGACGCTGATGCACTGCCAACGATGACTGCAGGTGGTGCTTCCGTCACCGTTACGAAGAAGTCTACTGGCGTTTACACTGGCACGGTGAATGCAAGTTCGACAACCCTCTTTGACGTACATGCTACCGTTAAGGGCGTTGCAAGAACTGCATCAAAGACAGTTTACGCTTATAATCAGATTTTGTTTGGTGTCAGCTCGTACGAGACAGCACCTGTCAGCGATGCGGCTGAGATGGCCAAGTTCCTTGCTCAGGTCAACGGCACGAAATTGCAGAGCAATTCAAACGGTACGTATAAATTCTCCTTCACGGCAGAAAAGCCCTATGGCTATGTTCTGATTCCGTCTGATGTAACTGTTTCGCCGAACTTGGCAAACAACCTCGCAGGTCGTGAAGGGCCGTTGCCAGTTAACTTTGTAAAGCAGACTGACGCAACAGGTTCTGGTATCACTTACAAGGTGTATCGCATGGCATCTAAGATGGGTGTAAGCGTCCATAATGTTGAACTTTATTAATCCTAAAGAGAAATGGCTAAAAAATACGGAGTAGCATCCGATTATATCAAATACACATCTCGTATTAAATCAGATACGAGTGACGGTGTTGCAGTTGAAGCGTCACAAGTCGTTGACCTTGAAGAGGATAAATTGCAGAGCGACATCAACAAAGAGTTGAAGGCATCTATCGCATCTGCAAGCGGAAACACTTACTCAAAAAGCGAAATTGACAGCAAGGATACTGCCACGCTGACCTCAGCGAAGAGTTATGCAGACACCAAGAAGACGGAGGCCGTCAGTGCTGCCGCCACAGACGCGACTACGAAGGCTAACAGCGCTCTCGCTTCTGCCAAGAGCTACGCAGACCAGAAGGTTTCTGCCCTTGGAAGTGTGTACACAACTAAGGGTTCTTGCACTGCCGCTCAGTTGAAGGCTCTCGCTTCTGCCAAGGCTGGCGATGTTTGGAATATCACCGATGCCATAACCATTGACGGCAAGGCTTATCCTGCTGGCGTGAACGTGGTATGTGTTACTGCTTTCAGTGCTGCCATCGACCCTGCTGCCACCAAGAACTGGGACGCTTTGCAAGGCTTGCAGGATTTGACGAGCTATGCCAAGAAGAGCGAGATTGAAGACGTAGCTGTCGCTAATGTGAAATTCGCACAGGAGGAAGATGTTCCGCAGGATAATGGCGTCTCATTCAAGAAGACCATTACCTATGTCAACGGACGAGAGGCGACTACGGAATCAGACTTTAATCTTCTCCCTGCTACGTCCACCAAGGCTGGCGTGATGTCTGCTGCTGACAAGGTGAAACTTGATGCGGTGGATGGAAAGATTGGAGATGTGTTGATTAAAATCGAAGGAGAGAAAGGCTATGCAATAACTAAAAATTCAAATACTGCTTTCGGTACTTCATTTATCGGGAAAAAAGTTAATATCGGAGAATCAGCATCAATTGGTGACAATGCGAAGTTGGGGGCGAGTGCAGTAATTCAAGATGATATTTCTATTGGAACTGATTCTTCTAACAATAGTTTTCGGATAAGTAGAGCAGGAAGCTCAGTTACAATTGGCTACGAAGCACGTATCGAATCCAATGTAATTATTAAAGGAGGTGTGGAAATTGGAAATGGTGTAAACATTGGTTCTGATATTAAGTTAGGTCAAGAAGGAAGCCAACAAAATATTTTTGGTGTAATCATAGGCACGGAAAGAGGCTTAGGTCTTGATGCAAGCGGTAATTTTATTTGGGAGATAAATGGCTCTAAGAAAACCGCCGCCACCGCCGATGACATCTCTGCTTTGGCAACCCGTGTCTCCGCGCTGGAAGACCTTTTGAAACTGGCATAGCCAAACTAACATTTAGACAGGGTGTACAATAGTGTACAATGGTGCACAGATGTGCATCCTGCCTAATCCTCTCATACAAGAAATATGAACAGAAAAACGTACAGATGTGCCATTGTTATCACGGCATACAATGTTGAAAGATATATCGAACAAAGCGTTGCAAGCGCCTTGAATCAGACAGAGAAGTGTGAGGTTATTGTCGTTGAAGACAAGTCAACAGACGGCACGCTTGACATCCTCAGAAGAATCAAGGGAATCACGCTCTTGGAGAATAGCGAGAATGTTGGCGCTGGTTTGTCGCGCAGACGAGGCATTGACTATGCAAGTGCAGATTATGTAATGACGCTTGATGGCGATGATTACATAGACCTTGATTTTGTCAAGAGACTGCTTGCTACAGCCGATGCCACGGGAGCGGATATTGTCAGCGGCGGCGTGAAAATCCTCAAAGAGGATGGCTCATGGGATGCCACGTCCTACGGAAATTGCGTTACAGAAGGCCGTGAAAAGGTTGCCAAGTTCTGGGGCGAACGCATTGTTTTCATGAATAACAAGATTATCCGCAAGGAACTCTGCAACAAAGTCCCATATAGCGATAGGCGCTATATCGAGGACACGCCGACAATTATTCCGATGATGTTCTTTGCTAACAAGGTGGCGTATGCCGACACTATCGGTTACACCTACCGAATGCGAAAAGAATCTCTGACGCACACGACCAATATCCTAAAGGACGTAGTGTTTAAGGGTCTTTGTTGGATTGATTTGTACGAGTTCTTCAATACACATGACCAAGGTATGTTTGAAGCTGTCAACGTGAAGGGATTTATCGTCAACATCATTGGTACGCTGAATAAGATTCACGTCACGCCCGAGATGGTTGCACCATTTGAAAAGGAATGGCATGAATTTACGATGCGCCTTCTGAACGTTATCGAGATTACGAATATTAATCTTGTCGGAGGGGAGAATAAGAAATAAGTAAAAAACTAATTATTAACTAAGTGTGGTTAAACGGCCTTCGGGCCAAACATTCTTTGGCAATGTGCAGATGTTGTCATTTCACATTGTCAGAGAATGTTGTTATTTTATATGGTTATGGCAACAGTTGATTGGAAAAAGCTTGAAGGTCGCATATTTAGGTTTGACGTGAACACTTCGACAGCGGATGCTTTGAAGGCTACGAATCCTGCGATTATTCATTTCACGACAGAGGGAGACATCGTGATGAATGGGGAGAAATTTTGCAGCCCGAAGAAAAAAGACCTTCGGGTCGTAAAGTTGTACACATCGTATGAGTATGCAAAGTATGATGCCGTGTTGCATACTTCGGCTGGTAGCGATGAACTTCAATACTTGAACTATCCTCAAAATGCAGAATCAGAAGACACCGTGAGTGGCAGCAATTATGTGTTGGTCGCTTCTCTGATTGATGGGAAACCGTTTTATTGGTTCAGCCTTCCCTATAGTATAGGGTTAAGAGTTGCATCAGAAAGAATTATAGGTGTAGACGAAAAGACCTTCAATGCTGGATTTGATAGCTTATCGAATGATATTGCTTTTGTATATGATTATGACGAAATTGAATTAAAACATTTTTCGTACGGTGGCAGCACTGACGCTGGAGAATTAAGTGATATCTCTTTAGTTAAGGCTGCAGGTGCATGCTATAATACAGTAGTTGACGAAGCGACAGGAGGCAATCAGTTCAGTGTGTCTTTTTACAAAGATTTGATAGAGACTTACAGCGCCTCGTCTTTACTTCCGCTTATTTCTGGCAAGATAACTGGAACAGCATCAAACTACTTTGACGGTTATGTAAGAATCGGAAAAGGTCTTACTACTCATTGTGATAAGAGTGATAAAGGTGATTACATTGACGATGAAAGCGTTGGTCTACTTGAACTTCTTCCTGCCAAAGCTGACACCCTTGGCGGCGTAAAGAAAGCAAACCTCAATCTGCAAAGTGAGTACGAGTTCTTGAAGGCCGTGCCAAGCGTCACCACTCTTGACGAAGCAAAGTTTGCCATCAATCATCTACGCATTATCTGTAAAACACTCGTTGATAAACTGGAAGAGGCAGGAACGTTGAACCATTAAAACTGAAAGACATGATTAAAATTGCAACACACAACAGCTTTACAGGAGAGAAAGGTGACGGCCTTTTGTCGTTCCTTGTCTCCGCGTTTTCAAAATGCCAATCAAAAACCTTGGTGCAACAACATAGATGCGGCTGCCGTCTGTTTGACCTCCGCGTGAAATGGGATAAGAGTAGAGGGAGATTCGTTGCCGCACATGGCTTGTGGAAAGCTAAGAAATCCCTGCTAAAACTCATGGCAGAACTAAACGGCATTGCAGCATCCTCGCCAGTCAAGACGAAGTATCTGCTTACCTATGAGGGGGAATGCGAAGAAGGCACTGAGGTGTACGACAATTTCAGAAAACTTGCCGAATGTCTCAAAGGATTCAGCAATATTCAATGCGTGCAACTGAGCGTTAAGAAGCCCGATTGGCGCGTATTATGGTCAAGTTGTGATATGCCGTACTACACTGCCGTCTATGATGTCTTGACGAAGGACAATTGGAAGACGCTGCTTCCGATTCCTTGGATGTGGTCGAAGTTCAGACGAAAGGCAGAGTTCAGCGATGCCTATTACAGAATGGTTGATTTTCTTTAGGAGGGCTGAATATGGAATCGTCATTTATTCTTAACCCGTTGGTTGCCTTGGCAGGCATCGGAGCGTATTACACCATTCCGACAGAGATAGAAGAGACGTTTTACGGTCTGAGATGGATGGTGTTGTTTATTATCTTCATGATAATTGCAGACTTTTATTTGGGTCTGACTGAGAGCGTGAAGGTTAAAAAGGAATCGTTCAGATATAGCAGAGCAGGGCGAAGAACCGTTTGCAAGTTCATCGAGTACATGATTTACATTATGACAGGAGCTTTGCTTGGCAAATCTTTCCTTGAACCTATGGGTATAGGCACATACGAGGAGGGCGGCGCGTTAGGCTCTGTCTTTGCTGCCATATTTGAACTGGATAGCATAAAGGGACATGTGTGCGCTATACATAATGTAAAGTTTAATTTCTCTTTCAAACGCTTTATTGTCGCTATGCTAAAGAAGAAGGATAAGGATGCAGGCGAGGCGTTTGAGGAGGCAACGAAGGAGGAGAAGTAAGATGGATGCTAAAAACCCTGTAATACCGTGGAGTGAACTTGAAGGGCAGTTCTTTAAGGTTGATGTTGGGTCAACAAACGGAGATGCATATCTTAGCGATATTCGGACAGGAAAACCTGTCGTGCATTACACGACAGAGGGAGACATCGTGTTTAATGGTGTGAAGTTTACTCGAAACGAGAAGGCAATTAACTATCCTCCTATCACTCAAATGAAATGTATTGTTTGTCATAAGTCTGTTCCGCCATATCCAAGAAGGGGGTATATTTATGCGTTTGAGGGGGTAAATGCGATTTTTAAAGTCGATAATACAATGGCTGATTTTGTATTTAGGCCATCTATTTATATTCCATTCCCTGTGGACTTCGTTTATTATCACGACAATAAAGGAGCGATGCACTTCTGCAACGATTTAAGCGTGTTTGAACTTAACAAAGAGGTCAGATTGTTCGATATAATAGAAAGAATCCCAGAGCTAAGAGATGTAAAACGGTATTATATAGGCTTCCGTATTAACGATACTCGTGAAGGAGTGAAGTTTATTTGCATTTATGATAACTATGACAGAGGTAAGGCAGATAATAGTCAACTACTCAGCAATGAATTCTTCCATTATATAGGAGTTCTTAGCAAAAGTGAATTAAGCTCCCTTTCGTTTAAACCAAGAATGGCTGGAACTAAATGGGAATGCGTAAATGATTACTCTAAAATCGAATACTCAGCGGATATTAAGTTTTCAGGAGGGTATTTTGGAAAATATACATACGGATTTTTAAGAAAACGGATAAGACGTTTAGACAAAGATAATTTTAGGTCGAACATCTTTTATAAAGGAAGAAAAGAGATTTTTGTTCCAACAGATGACAATGGAATGAATTACTTAAGCACTAAAAGCCTTTATAGTTTTTTTGTTTGCGCAAGAAGTAGAAGCAAGAGAAAACTTTATAATTCACCAAGAAAACAATTCAAATACACCCGTAAATCCAATAAAATCTATTATGTCAAAATTTTATATAAAAAAGATACAAGAAATGGTAGGCTAATAATTAGCAGAATAAAAAAATAAGAAACAATAGTGCTGTTTGCTACGTGCCATAAACGGCACGTCTGGCGTGCGCAGCACTATGTTTCACCACAAATTTACAAAAATAATTCAATATGGCAAATTACAAACAAATAATTCCCTTCATTTTATCATGGGAGGGCGGTTTTTGCAACCGAAAGAACGACAGAGGAGGCGCGACAAACAAGGGCGTGACGATAAACACGTGGCGAGGTTATTGCGCTAAAAAGGGCAAGCCTGCAACGATTGAAACCTTGAAGGCGATGACTACCAGCGAATGGGAGGAAATTTTCAAAACTATGTACTGGGATGCGCTCAAATTGGATAATGTGACAGACCAAAATGTCGCTAACATCATGGTTGATTGGGCATGGGCAAGCGGCGTTGGCACGGCGGCGCGACAATTACAGAAGCTCGTAGGCGTGAAGGTTGACGGCATCATCGGCAACAAGACGTTGGCTGCCGTCAATAGCACAAGCGGCTTGCCATTGTTTGGACGTATCAAGCAAATGCGCCTATTATTCGTCAAGAGTATTGTCAAGAATGACAAGAGCCAGCAAGAAAATCTCAGAGGCTGGGAGCGCCGAATTAATTCAATTATGTACGACAATCTTATTTTGAACAAAAATGATTAAGTGGTTTTATAAGGTATGCAGCAAGGTGGCAGGCTTCGCTACCTCACTTGGCATTGATGGTCTTACACATATTATCGTAATGACTATTATCTCCAAGATGGCACTTATTTTCCTGCCAGTATGGGTAATGGTAGCCGTTATGCTGTTGGTTGCCATTTCCAAGGAATTGCTCGACAGATTCACAGGGCAGGGAACGTCAGAGTGGAAAGATTTCTTCTGTGATGTTGCAGGCATTTTAATAGCGATGATATGAAAAAAGCATTGTTATTCTTTATTGTTCTTCTCTCTCTTGTTTCGTGTTCGCGCAAGACAACGAGCGTTGAGAAAGAATTCACGGATTCAGTGAGGATAGAGAGACGTGACACGTTGATACAACGGCAGATTCTTACGATTGCTGACACCGTATATCTCTCCGACACCGTCTTTATTACCGAGCTAACAATGGTAACGGTTGATTCAGATGGCAAGGTTCTTCGCACCGACACGGAACGCGAAAAGAAAATCATTTCCAACCGAAATGCAAAGCACTATATCAACGCAAAGCAGGAGGAGCGGCAGACGAGTGTAACGGACAAGGAAGAGACGAGAAAGGAGAAGGAAAACAAGACGGTGAAGGAGAAACCGCCGATTTTGCAGCGATTCAAAGACAGCCTCTTTCAGCTCGCCGCGGTGTTGCTGATGATAATTGGCGCGTGGTATTATTTTGTTTATTCCAAGAGGAGCAGAAGCAAGAATAATCCTTAATGATTATTCAACCTTTTAATTCCTCAAAAATGAAACAATTACAGATATTATTTGATAAAGCCGTTGAAGCTACAATGAACGCAAGCGGTTTATCTTTTGAAGAGTTCACGACAAGCAGAAGCGAACGAAGTGTGAATGCACGTGTGGTTTTCGTTGATTACCTAATTGAACAAGGAATGAGTGAAGGCACTATCGCTGAATTAAGCGGTATGAGCCAGCAAAGGGTGAACGCCTTGAAAAATTCACGCATCTACAGAATGAAAACACTTATGTGTCGTATGCTGAAAGAGAGTGTAAACAAGATTTTGACGTGAAGAGATGGGGCGTGCTTATTGGTACGCCCCATCTGTATTTTAAAGATATTGAAAGCATTACTCCCAGTGTTGTTACTTTCGTGAAAAATCATGATTTTATATGGCCGACAAATTATTTTCAATGAGCGTTGTCAGCGGAAGGCGTGTCAAACCCAATGTGGAATTTGATACCGTTGAGCGCTCAAAACTAAAGGGGAATCGCCGTGGGCTTGCCATCCTCTATCAAGTGCAGGACTACTGGAACAATATGGAGACCTTCCGCAAGGAACGCGAGAGGACAAGAAGGTATGTATATGGCGACCAGCTTGGAGACTACATTCAAGTGCAAGGAAGGCTCGGATGCACCACGAAGATGCGCGAGTCGGACTATATTCGTTCACAGGGTAGCGAACCTTTACAGAACAACCACATGTGGAGCGTTATGCGCAGTATGCTCGGCGTATTTCGTTCACAAAACAAGGAGCCGTTTTGCTCTGCAAGAGACCGCGACGAGCAGGAGTTGAGCGAGACCATGAGTACTGTGCTTCAATGCGTGATGCAGAAGAACAGAATGAATGAAGTAAAGCCAAGAAGTTTTGAAGAATTTCTCATCAGCGGCTTTGTGGTGCATCGTATGTCGTATGAATGGCGCAATGAGAACAATGATTGCTGGATTGATTATGTGAATCCAAATTATTTCTTCATTGATGACGGCGTGCGAGATTTCAGAGGATGGGATGTCAACTGCATTGGTGAAATACACGATATTACCTTTGAAGAATTATGCTCTCAGTTTGCCAAGAGTAGTGATGATGCGCGATACCTTAAAGAGATATACAAGAGCGCAAGAACTCGTGAGCAGATAAGTTATTCTATGCGTCAGTTTGGTAACTTCGACCTTAAACGCCTTGACTTTCTCTTTGCCGAAGACACAAACAAGTGCAGGGTGATAGAAGTGTGGAGGAAAGAACAGAAACCGAGATTTCGATGTCACGACCTCAATACTGGAGAATATTTCAAGGTTGACGAAGCGGACTACCAAGAACTTGTCGTAAGCGTCAACGAACAACGAATCGCACAAGGTACGTCCGCTGGCATGGCAGAAGACGACATACCGCTCATAGAGGCCGAGGCGTTTTTGGATTCCTATTGGTATTATTACTTCATTACTCCGCTTGGATATATTTTGGATGAGGGCGAGACACCCTACGCTCATAAGAGTCACCCATACGTATTCAAGGCATACCCATTCATTGATGGCGTTATTAAGAGTTTTATGGGTGGATTCATAGACCAGCAGCGTTACGTGAACCGACTGATAACCCTGTTTGACTGGCTGATACGCGCCACGGCAAAGGGTGTGCTTATGATTCCTACCGATTGTCTCCCCGAAGGTGTTAGCATGAAAAGTTTTGCCAGCGAATGGCGTAAGTTTAATGGTGTTGTATTCTACAAGCCAGGAAAGAGCGGACGCATCCCCCAACAGGTGGTGAACAACTCAACCAACATTGGCATCAATGAAATACTTAGTCTGCAATTGAAGTTTTTTGAGAATGTGAGCGGCGTAACTGGAGCCATCCAAGGCAAGCAGGCCCAGTCTGGAACCAGCGGAACGCTTTATGCTCAGCAGACCAACAATGCAGCCGTATCGTTGAGTGATGTTTTTGAAAGTTTCAACAACTTCATAATAGACGGCGCGTACAAGACGGTAAAGAATATACAGCAATACTACGACAGCAAGCGCATTATCAATATTGCAGGAAGAAGGGGTGCACAAGTGGAGTACGACCCAGAAAAGATGCAGGACGTTGAGTATGACCTCAGCATTGAGGATAGTGCATCATCCCCTGTTTACCGTCAGCTCGCCAATGACTTCCTAATGGAGATTTGGCGGAGTGGTCAAATTTCTTTGGAACAGTTGCTTGAAAATGGTAACTTCCCGTTTGCCGACAGTCTCTTGCAGAGTGTAAAGAGCCAGCAGGAGCAAATCGCTAACGGGCAGCAGCCGCAGGGATTACCGCCGCAGCTTCAACAGCAGATACAGCAAGGAACAAACATGCAGGCCGTTCAGCAAGGAGCGCAGGCCCTTTATGGCTAAAGAAATGCCCCGACAGCAAAGACGTTGTCGGGGCATTTCTTTAGCCAATGAAAAAACTAATAAATATTATGAAGAAAAATCTACTCTCCGCAAAGTTGTTTCAATTTCTGCTCAATGGAAAGTTTTGTTTCCGTGATAGCTACATCGTAAGTGATTGCCTGGTACTTCGGCATGTGGTATTGCAGCAGTTTTTCAACAATTATAAGACGCTCGCGCGGTTTTAGCTTCATAAAGTCCTCGTGCATGAGGCCCGTGGAAGAGTAAGCATCAAGAAACTTTGCGATAGTCTCCCGACCCAATTGTGTAGCCTTATTCGGCGTACCTTTTTTTCTTCCACATTTTCTTACTGCCGTTGCCATTTCGCTTTATAAAGTTATAAATCGATAGCAAAGATACATGATTATATTTGCCTCATATATATATCTTTATAAAACAGACTACTATGGCAATAGGAACAGCTATTTCAGCAGGTGTCGGCGCAGCAAGCGCCATCTTCGGCGGCATCAAGAATGCGCGTGAAGCCCGTAAACAACGCCGTCTCCTCAAAGAGCAGGAAGCGGCAGAGAAGGCTTGGTATGACAGGGAGTATAATACCGACAATACACAGCGTGCCTCTGCACAGCGCCTTATCACGATGACGCAAGACAGCATCCGCAAACGTAATCAGGCGGCGGCAGGGCAGAGCGCCGTGATGGGCGGCACGGCGGCGGCAGCAGCGGCTGCACGCGAACAAAACAACAATGCCATCGCTCAGACCGCGAGCAATATCAACGCACAAGGCATGGCGCAACGTGACGCAATCGAACATCAGCATCTTGCCAACATGCAGAACTTCGCCAACAGACGAATGCAGATGTCTCAGCAACAACAAGCTAATACCGCAGCCGCCATCCAAGGTGTCGGACAAGCCGCAGCAACGGCGGGGCTTGCTTTTGACGAGATGGCAGATGCTAAAAAGGATTTGAAACAGAAAACCGACGCAAAAGTATGAGTGCAATAAGTGACATCTTAGGAGTTAAACCAAAACAGGAGGAGCAACCTGTCACACCGCAGGCTAATCCTCAATATCCCGTGGACTGGCAGAATGGTCAGACCTCTTCTGGAGGGCAAGCGCCTTCTGTCATACAAGGTAACGCCAATCCGAACTACGGACAGAACGGAGGACAGACGCCGCCTATTCCCCAAGACAATACCAATCCGAACTACGGACAGAATGGAGGACAGACAACACAGCAGCAGGCGACCGCCACACCACCAACCAACTTTGATGAGACGCCAGAGCAAGCCTACAATCGCGTTTTGAACGAGAAGGGCGAAGCACCCTCAGAAGCATATAAGGCGCAGGTCAACTCACTGACGGAATTAAACAACTATCTCAACGAGACATTAGACCGCCTTAAACGCACCAAAGAGCAGGAAGAACGCGAGAACAAGCGAGCCAAACAGAGAGCTTTGTATTCTGCTATCAGTGACGGCATCCAAGCGCTTTCCAACCTTTATTTCACGACAAAGGGCGCACCTAACGCTTATAATCCCAATGCCTCTATGAGTAAGGCCAATTTGGCACGATGGGACAAGATGGTAGCGCAGCGCGAGAAGGATGCTGCAAAGTATATGGAGGTTCTTAAAGAGAAATACGGCCTTGACGCGCAAGTCGTGCAGCAGGAACTTTCCGCAAAGACAGCACGAGAGAAACTTGCACAAGACGCCTTCAACCGCGTTATTGCCCAATCTGGGCTTAAAATCAAGGAACAAGATGCTGATACGCGCAAGAGAGCAGCGGAGGCAAAAGCCGAGAACGACAAACAGAGAGCAGAAGACCAAAGAAGACATAACGAGGGCATGCTCAATGTTGCCAAGCAACGTGCCGCGACAAGCGCTGCCGTCGGCGCGTCTACCATTGCGAGAAATCAGGCAGCAGCCGATAAGTATAGGAGCGAAACAAGTGCAGGCGGCACAGGCAAGCCAGATAAGCAGGGGCGCATGAACCGATATATCTACGTTCCGAGAGGGACTGGGAATGCCGAGAGGGCCAAGGAGTTCACCGTCCATGTCGTCTATGCAACCGAGGCAGAAGCTAATGCGGCAGCAAAGAAGTACAAGGGCGCTTATGTTAACTCTACATCAGAAGCTGGTATCGTTGGGATAAATAAGACAGAAACCCAAAAGGGAGGTTACAGATACATCCCTTCTGCCAAACAGAATAGCAGCGCGGTCTATTATAACGATAAAGGGAAGCGTATAAAGTTCGACAGGAGCAAGGGAAAATGGGTTAGCTATGGCGAACAAATTGAACAGAAGCCCAGCCAGTGGAAGAATAACAGAAAGAAACCATCATAAATAAGGATTATGGAAAATAAAGCAGAAGACAAAAAACCAGTAGTTGACAAATATACAGACTACCTTTATGGCGTATTGAAAGACAATAACGCCTATGATGGTGATTACAACAAGTTTTACAACGAGTTTTATCAGCCAGGCATAAAGGGTTATACCTATCGCAAGGAATTATACGACACCATGACATCCCACGGCATAGACCTTGGTGCATCCTATGAGGACTTTGCCAATTGGATAGGTCTTCACGCCATAGATCCGCAGACACAACAAACGCCTATGGGTGCGGATTCTATATCCAAGGATATGACCCCCGTGGAAGTCACGCCAACAAAAAAGCCAGAAGCTAAGAAAGAAGAAAAGCCAGAGGTGAGCACTGAGGCAGTCAGTGAAAATCAACACCCTACCGACACTCTTCAAGATTTCAATCCGAATGTAAGTCGCATGAGGAATGCAGGAACGGACTATTATCTACAGGCCGCAGAAGAAATATCGAACAACGCTTACTCAAAATCCCTTGAAGAACTCGCAAATCAGGCAGCAAAAGACCTAAAGAAGGAGGCTTATCAGAAGCCAAAAGAGGATTCTTATGTACGCTTGAATCAGACAGCACGATATATCCCTATACGCTCATTGCCAAAGGATGCGGACTTGGATTCAGTATTTGAGGCGGCACTTACTTTTGAGAATCAAGTATGCGGCGGTGCAAAGGAATACACTTTTGCATCGCTTGGTGGCGATATTCAGGAGAGGTATGAAAAGTGGAAGGCTCTTAAAGGGCTTGGTAGTAGTTATACACAGGAGACAGCGAGTATGTCTCCTAATGCGGTCTATCTTCAAGCGATAAATCTTCAAGCATTAGGCAAGGAGAGACCTGCATGGATTTCTGAATTAAGATGGAATGAAGCATTAAATTACGATAAGAATAAATTAAACAAGATAACCGCTGAATTAGAGCAGGAAGACCAAAAGAGAAGACTGAAACGCTCCGATGGTGCATACCCCGACGATGTGTCGTTGAACGGAATGTACCATGCCAATTATACAGCCTTAATGGCAAGCGACATTTATAATAATGGCACGAATAAGACGATTTTTGTATTATTTCAAGACGGACGTATTAGACCGCTTCAAGCACCAGACCCAAGCGTTTTAAGGGGAGGAGTAGAAGCGCAGCGCGAGCTATTCAGACGGCAATATGAAAAGATGACCTTCGGTGAAGAAGGAAAGGATTATACAGACCCCTACGAGAAAAACAGAGTGGTCGGCAACTTCCTTCAAAACGGGGAAGTCTGCCATATTATCTATTTTCCGTACATGATTGAGCAGCGCAGATGGGATGATGCGCAGGAACTTATTAAAATAGGTTTAGGAGGAAAATTCAACGAAGAGGGGGTGTTGTTAAACCCTGATGACAGATTGCAAATCGTGCCTGTTGTCGTTAAGAATGGAGAGAGCGAAGAGGATGCCATAGCAAAAGCCAAGGTGGAGTTGGATAACGAAATCTCCAAAAAACTTCCATACAAGGAGACGTATTTGCAACAGCAGATTGCGCAGGCCAGAGAAGCGCTAAAGAAAGAGCAGGAGCGGCTTAAGCAATTTGGAGACCATGATTATGTCAAGGAGTCTTATATGGCAGGAGCGATTAACCCGAGAAGTTTAGCAATCAAGCTAATGGCCAACACTGAAGAAGGCGCAAAAATTAGCGATGAGGTTGCACTCGCAAGGGGTAATATAAGAAAATTAGAAGAATCCATTAAGAAATACACACAGGCGTTAGAAGCCTTACGCACAGGAGACAAAGTAGGATTCTGGGGTGGTTTTCTTGAAGGTATCTCCGATTTGGATAACTGGACTTTCGGTCTTTATAATTTGCGTGAAAACCTTGTTGCAGTGAAAGCGCATGAAATGGGAATGGGGCAGGAAGCCAAAGACCGCTTAGGGCTTGCACGTTCGCTCAGTCAAGAGTCAATGTCGGCATTTCATAGATACGGGGAAGGCCGTTTTTATGGCCCAGGATTCGGTACTGGATATTCGACGCCCTTCACCCTTGGGGCGATAGCAACTTATGGCGCAGGAAATGTTGCCGCAAGAGGGATTATCAGGGGCGGAAGCAGAATGGCCGCGAAATACGGAACGAACTGGTTCTTTGATACCACCATCCGAGCAACAACGCGACTGGCAGCTATCAATGCCGCTGGTGTGATTGATAGTTCATTTCAGATGCCGCGTATCGTCTCCGATGCTGCAATTGAGAAGATGGGCTTGATGAATTATACGTTTGACGAGAACCAACGTATTGTCGTAACGGGCACACAGCAAGAAAAGAGCTGGGGGCACTCCTTGTTACACTCAGGATTAAACACGCTCGTACAAAACGTCTCAGAGCGTGTTGGTACTTACGTATTGAAGCCTGTGGCCAAGGCTTTTGGCATCGGGAAGATTAGCCTCCGCAGTTTTGGCGAAGCCTTGCCGTATAACAAAACAATCCACATGATACAAAACGGCGCTTTTGCCAAGGCTATGTCAAAGGTGTATGGCACATTTGAAAAAGGTGGCTATGATGGATTTGTAAATGAGGTATTGGAAGAATATATCGCCAATCCGATGACGGCTACCTTCGATGAAAATTATACCTTTGCAGACATCTTTGATAGCAGACAAAATCTTGACACGGCATTGAGTGTCTGGGCCTCCTCAATCTTTATGCTTGGTTTCTCCTCCACTGCAAGTTCTGTCAAATATTACAGAACGCTCCGCTCTGTCAATAGCGCTTATGATAAAGCAGAAGCCAACGCAAGACGTTTATTTGGCAACGAGAACTGGGACAAGATTCAAAACACAATCCTCAGACTGGAGGGTGAGCCATTGGTGAACGCTATATATGCAGGCGTATGCCAGAATAAATCTCTCTCAGACGAACAAAAGAAGGCGTTCCTTAATTACGTGAGAGCACAGAAGGCACAAGCCGTATTTAATAATGCTGTTAGCGAAAAGTATTCCTTCTCACTCACGGGCGAGGAGTTGAACGAAATGAACGCCATGACCATTCATGCTTACGCAGAAGGTCGCAACATGCAGACACCGCAGGAATATGCGCAGGCTCAGCAGGCATTTGCTGACACGCGAGAAATGGCCATGTCAGCACTTGGCGTTACTGATGATATAGACGCATACCTCGATACGCTTGGCGAGACTCCTGCCGAGCAGTTGAAAAAAGGTGTGGAAGTTGCAAAGGAAAATGGGCTTGACGAGAAGGCCGCAAACGCTGCACTGTCGGCCTACCTGAATGCCCGTGAGCAGCAGAAGGGCGCGATGGATGGCATCACCTCTGACGAAAGCATACGCAGACAGCACGCAGACAGCGTAATCAGACAGATAACCTTCGAGAACGAAGCAGACAGCGAAGGAGGCTCTGGAAAGGTTATTCTGGTGAACGTGAAAGGAAGGGAGAAGCCAGTGTTCCTTATTCGTGGAAGATACGAAAACGGAAGCATTACAGGTGAAACGGTTGTTGTCAGTGAAGGTAATGGTGTTATTGAAATGATTCCTGCATCCGAAGTGGAAGGTATTGTTGAAGAATCCGATGCTGTGACCGAGCGTCAACGGAAGTACGATAAGATTGATGCTGAAAATAAGGAACAGCAGAGACTTATCAATCTAAACATGGACACTCCGCTGGCAGGTCAAGGCGGTATTCTGATGGACGAAGAGGGACATAGACGGCAAGTTGGTATTAAATGTGTTTTCAATGACGAACAAGGGAATCCTGCAAGCGTCTTAGTCGTTGACCAAAACAACAATGACTATCTTATCCCTATTGATGTATTCCGAGAGCAACGCGGCCGCGGACGTAAGTTTGAGGCTATTGAGCCGTATTTGGATGAGACAGACGAAGAATACCATGCGGCAGAAGGGCCGATGAATGAGGAGTACAACTTGGCCAACAAGGAGCAAGAGGGCGTATCGGAAGAAGACGCACAGGGAGCGGCAGAGGGTGTCACACCTCAGTCAGCTACGGATGCTACTGAGAAGCCAACGAAGCCAGAAGTCAAATACGATTACCATGTCAAGATGAAAGACGGCAGCGGAAATGCCGTCAGTGGACGTGTCACCAATCTGTCAGCAGACGGCGTGGAGATTGAGTTTGACGCGCCATATAATGGGAAAATGGTAGACCGCATCCCTCTTGCGGACTTCGATAATGGTGTATCCGAGATTGCTGATGCAAACGGCAATGTGCTTTGGAATGAAACAGAGGCGGTGGGCGATACGGAAGTCGCGCCACAGGTGGATGCTGCACCTACGCAGGTAGGGCAGGAAGACGCAGAAAAATCTGCTATTGCCCAAGCAGAGCAGGAGCATAAGCCTACGGCCTTGGAGCGCATTCCAAAGGACGAAAACGGAAATCCTATCTATGAGCAGACAGATGCCGAAACTGCTTTTACTGGTCTGACTGAGGAAGCGGGAAACGTGATAGAAGCAGAAGAGATTGCTAAGTCTATGGTGGAAGACAAGGAGAAGGCATTGGAGAAAGCCAAAAAGATAAAATTGCCTTCTGGCGTTTCTGTTGCAGAAAAGGTAAAGGCCGCTAAAGTACGCACACAGGCTATTGCCAAAGCGCAGGAAGAACTTGACAAGTGGAAGGCTATAGCAGAAGTTCCTGCCCAGCAGAGAGCAAAGGTGGTGGAGGAACGGATAGCTAAAGAGAAAGCTGAAGCGGAGGCGAAACGAAAGGCTGAAGAAGAAGCGAAGCGTGCCAACGAAGAAGCAGAATCCGAATTAAATTCCACAATAGAAAATGTTCTCAATACGCTTTACAAAAAGGGAAAAGATTATGCTTCAAAGATTTTCAATATGAAATTCTTTGACTTTGCAAAGACTCCTGATTTTATGAAGCATCTTGGAATGACTGGTTCAAAATTCACTATCAGGTATGGTGTGATTGCGCGTCATTTCGGAAAGGATGGCTCGCATGATTTTACCCAGTCTGAATGGGAGCAAATTCCTCATGCAATTGAGCATCCGTTTGCTATAACGCAGCTTAAAAATAAAGAGAAGGGATTCCGTATATATACTGCACTTAAAACAGAAAAAGGGGAATATGTTGTTGTCGGCGTTGATGTAAAAAACGCTGGACGAGACATGGAAGTAAACGCTATAGCTACCATGTTTGGCCGTAGAAGTAATGCAAACCTTTCTGAAAATGAGGAAGTCATATATAAGAGTAAAGAAATAACTCCCGAACAAGAGGCACTTCTCAGTCGGCCCAATTCCGACCAATATCCTACTGAAAGGGAGTTATCCACCGACAAAGTTACAGAATCCGCCCCATCTACCCAAGAAAACGGGCCAAAAAATTCCACCCAATCAGCCATAGAATCCGCGTCAGCCGAAGTAGAAACCTCCCCCACCGAAGCTCAGAAGAAGGCAGGTAACTACAAAATGGGCCACGTGAAGGTTGGCGCGTTTGACGTTACCATCGAAAACCCAAAGGGAAGCGAGCGCAGCGGTACGGATGCCAACGGCAAGAAGTGGAGCGTGAAGATGAACAATACCTACGGCTATATCCGTGGCACGGAGGGCGTGGACGGCGACCATATAGACGTGTTCCTTGCAGAAGATATGGATAAGTGGGACGGCAAATATGTGTTTGTGGTTGACCAGTACAACCCCGACGGCACGTTTGACGAACACAAGGTGATGCTTGGCTTCAACAGTATGGAAGAGGCACGGAGCGCCTATCTTTCCAACTATGAAAATGGTTGGGAGAATGGGCGCAGAATTGACGTGACGGCAGTGAACCTCGAAGACTTTGAAAAGTGGATTGGCAGCAGCCACCGCAAGACCAAGCCTTTTGCGGAGTATGCTGGGGTGAAGAAAGAGACAATAGGCAATGCTCCTGCTAAGGAAAAAGCGACACCTACAAAGGCTGAAACAAAGCAGACAAAAACAAGCGAGAGCAAGGGGTACACCATCACTCCATCTACCTATACCAACAAGAAAGGCAAGACGAGTGATGTTTCACTGCTCACGTTTGACCATAACTTGACAGCCGACCAAGAGCGTGCTGTCAAGGAGTTTGCTAAGGAGCGTATAGGCGAGGGACGCTTTGCCCCAGCACGCGGTTGGAAAGACCGTGAGAGCGGTGGTTGGATGTTCCGTAGTGAAGAGGACGCACGCAAGGCCGCTGAAATGGTTGGTAATGAGGAAGCCGTTGCAGATAATCAGCCAATGACAGTGCAGGAGCTTCGCGATGCAGTGGAGCCGAAGAAGCCAACGGCAAGCAAGAAGACCGCAGCCAAGAAGCCTGCAAACCGTGTAGAGGTCGCAGATGTGGCAGAGCAGAAGCCATCAGAGCCGACTAAAGCTGAGCAACCAAAGCTGGATGGTGAGAAGAAACTTGTCATTACTGATGAAATGAAACATGATGAGGACATTCTTCGTGAATTGCTTGGTATTGGCGATGAAGAGTTGGACGGAGGTATAAAGTTCCGTGACCCCGATGCGATGACCTCTCAACAGAGACGTTTTGTGTACAATGCAGGTGTGAACTACTCATTGGGGTATATTGACCAAGGTTTTGTGAAATTCCCCGAATTTGCAAAGGCAATGGTCAGCCGTCTCGGCTATAAAATCAAGCCGTGGCTGAAATCGTTTTATGAGGGTGCAAAACGCATTCCTGGTTATGACCAAGCGATGTTTACTCCTACAGAGGAAGTTGATGCCTTTGATGTGGAGAACTTCGATAAGCCTCATAAAGATGTGGTTGCCCAAGCCAACATGATAGTTGAGGAAGGCAAGGCACAAGTGGCAGCAGAAAAAGCAAACAAAGAATTAAAAGCAACAAGAAATGAGCAACGAAAAGAAACCGAAAAGCAGACAGCAGCAAATACAGATGCTATTGGAAGCAAAGCAACGTCTGTTGCAAGCGAAGTTGAAAATCTCGCAGAAACTTCAAGCGATAGACAAGAACTTGGAGGAGCATCCGAAAGAGTAGACGAAACCCTCGACAAGGTAAATGAGCAGCTTGCCCTGCTTGGCTACTATGAGGCTGAGGAGGTGGAGAAGGACTACAACGAGGCATACGGCTACATGCGTAATGCAGAGAAGAAGGCCGTGAAGGATGCGGCAAACCTTGCAAGTCAGTTGATTGACGACCTTGGACTTGACCGCTTCGAGGCTACACACAGAGAGGCAGACAAGAAAGGTAAACGCAAGACGAAACCGCTTGCTGTGGCAAACATTGCTCCTTTAGGAGGTGATGTTAGTATGCACTTGCCATTGGAAGAGGGGCGTGAGCTGTATGTGAATATTCAACTCGTACCATCAGCAGGTAGAGGTGTTGCCAACTTTGAAGGTGACAACCTCGAAGTGACTCGTATCATGTTTCGCGTGGATAATCCTAATGGCAATGGAAATGGCCGCTATGACAGACGCTATGGCATAAATATATGGGTTAACAAAGACGTGACGTATTCAGAACTGTTGGAGAAGGTGAAGCGTGAAGTCTACAAGTATCTACCTGAGCGTACTGAGGTTTCAGATGGTAAGTATGCAGCAGGTGACAAGGTGCAGTATTCAACCGATGGTGGCCGCACATGGACTGATGCTGTTGTGGCGCATCCTAATGATGAGGGAGGTTACCTCATAGATACAGGTCTTGCTCCTGTCTTGTGGGTTAATGCTCATCCCGACCAGTTGCGCCATAAGCCAGAATCAAACACAATCAGCGACACTGAACTTATCAAGCGTATAACGGAACATCCGTTATTCAAGGAGCTTGTGGATAATAATCCTGATGCGCAAGCTGCTCGTACACTTTTGGGTGAGAGAATCATGACGGATGTGCGTTTGTCTTTGCGTAAGGATGGCTATGTGGAAACTTACAAGAAGTTGCTTAATGACAAGGGTTTTAGTGAAAAGATAGCTGATAAGGCTTTTGCAAAGAGACATATAGTGTCTAAGAATGATGAGGGTAGCTACTTCTACGAGGATGGTATTAACGAGGATGCAGTTGCGGCATTGCCAGAAGGCATACATATTAAGGATGATGTGACGAGGCGTTCTGAAAATGGCGGTGTTCAGCATACTGCATCAGAAAAGCCAGTAGGCAAACCTAAATCAGCAGCCCAAAAGACAACTAAGAAAGTTAAACCAGAGCAGCCAGTAGGCGATTTGTTTACTGGACCGCTCGATAATACATCAGACAATGGATTACAAGGAAATGATGATGCGGTACGCACCGAAACAGTGCCAGCCGACAATAGTGGACAACAGCAAGGACTACAAGAAAGCCAAGGAAGCCCTCGCAAAAGAGCTGAACAAGAGGGTGGAAGACCTGACGGAGGACGAGGAGGACAAAGCACTAAGAAAGATGGGGCTGTGTCCGCTGGACTTCATGGACTGACCGAGCCGAAGAACACACGCAACAACCATTCAGAGCGTGGCGCAGACCATGCCCCTACTTCGGTGAATGGCAGAATAGAGGCCAATATTAAGGCTATTGAGTTGGCGCATGACTTACTTGAGAGCGGTGAGACAGCCACTCCCGAGCAGATGGGTGTGCTTAGGCAGTTCAGTGGTTGGGGTGGTCTTGGATCCGCTTTCAGCGACGGAGGCAATGACTGGAAACAGCGTGAGCGTAACAAGAAGATACGTGAGTTGCTTGGAGAAGAAGCTTATGAGCAAGCCGTTATGAGTGCTAACAGTGCCTACTACACCCCTGCATACGTTGTTGATACACTTTGGAACATTGCAAATCAGCTTGGCTTTAAGGGCGGTAACATCTTGGAGGGTTCCGCAGGTATTGGCAATATCTTGGGACAGATGCCCACAATGGTAAGTGAGCACAGTAACATTCACGCCATAGAGATAGACGGCACATCTGGCGGAATACTCTCATTGCTCTATCCCGATGCCAAGGTGGAGATACAGGGTTTTGAACAGACACGTATATCTAATGGCAGCGTGGACTTGGCCATTACCAATGTTCCCTTTGTTACTGGATTGCGTGTGAATGACACCACAGGCGACAGCGACCTCTCCAAGAAGTTCCACAATATCCACGACTTCTGCATAGCCAAGAATGTGCGCAAGTTGCGTGAGGGAGGCTTGGGTATCTTCATATCGTCAAACGGCACACTTGACAACAGCAAGGCATTGCGCGACTGGGTGGTGAACGAGGGCGGTTCGGACTTCATCGGAGCATTCCGCATGAACAACAAGACCTTTGGAGGCACGACTGTAACCTCAGATATTATCGTTATCCGCAAACGTGTAAACAGCCAAAAGTCGGCACAAGCCATTGACGTGAGCACAATCAGCGGAGAGCGCACTGCCGAATATGAAGAGCCGGGCGCACGCAAAGGCAAGCTGCTTTCGATGGATTACAACAAGTATTTCATAGAGCATCCAGACCACATGGCTGGTGAAATGCGCTTTGCCTTTGAGGAAGGTGATACATTCAGACCTACCAGCAAGGGACTCTACCCAGTAAGAGGCAAAGACCAAGGCAAGATGCTGGCTGATTTCGTTAAATCGTTCACAGAAGAAGATAACAGCAAAGCGGCCGACACAGACTATCACGATGTTTCACTTGTGCTTGATGCGTCAGCGGACGGCAAGAAACTTGGTGAAATGTATATGAAGGACGGCCAGATTGTTTTGGCCAGCTTTGGCGGTTACTATCCTCTTGAAGTGAACGACAAGAAGATAAAGGGACACACCAAGCAGGAGTGTTTCACTGCTTATGCTGCCATCAAAAGTGCATTGGCCGATGTTATGCAGTACCAGACAGAGAACGAGAGTGATGCAGGATTGAAACCATTGATTGCCAAACTCAACAAGGCATACGATGCCTTTGTCAATACCTACGGCCATTTCAACAAAAACAACCAATTAGCATGGTTGCGCAATGATGTGGACTATCCTAATGTGTTCTCATTGGAGACATATAAGGAGCAAGGAGACGGCAAGGGAGGCGTTGTCAAGACCTACGATAAGGCCGATGTGATGAAAGGTCGTGTCGTGGAAAAGGAAAGCGAGCCGCACCCTGAGAATGTCAAGGACGGTGTTGTGGTGAGCATGTTCAAGAACGGACGCATTGATGTTCCTTACATTGCAAGCCAGCTCGGAAAGAGTGAGGCGGAAGTGAAGCGTGAAATCATTGACAGCGGACTCGGCTTTGAAGACCCTACGACACGACAGATGGAAGTGTCATACCAGTATCTGAGCGGTAACGTGAGAGAGAAGCTGAAACAAGCTGAGGCCAACAATGAGAATGGCGAATACAGCAAGAATATCAAGGCATTGCAGGATGTGGTTCCTATGAATATTCCTGCACACTTGATAGACTTCACGCTCGGTTCGTCATGGCTTGACCCAAAACTATATGACGAGTATGTGAAAGAGCGTACCGACATAGACGTGCATTTCACAGCAGCTGGTGGAACATGGTTTATGAAAGCCCCGACCTATGGTGTGAACGTTGAGAAGAACCGCGCAATGGGTATTGTGAGTAAAATGCTTAAGAAAACAATAATGGGCCATGAACTCATTTCAGCCGCAATCCAGAACAAAAGCATTATCGTGTCACGTACGGAAAAGCATTATGACGGCACAACGGAAACCATCACAGACCGTGAGGCTACGGCAGCATGTGCAGTCAAGATAGACGAGATACGTCAGGACTTCAAGGACTGGGCGCGAGGAAAGATGCAGAGTGACGCGGACTTGTCAGCACGCATGGAGCAAGAGTATAACGACCGCTTCAACAACTATGTTCCTATGAGCATACCTGACTACTTTGTACCTGAATACTTCGGTGGCGCAACACACAAGTTCAAGATGCGCTCACACCAAGGTAAGGCCATTGTACGAGGTACAATGCAGCCGTTGCTGCTTGCCCATGAAGTAGGTACTGGCAAGACATTCACCCTTATCTCTACGGCGATGGAGATGCGCAGACTTGGTACGGCACGCAAGCCAATGATTGTGGTACAAAACGCGACAGTGGGCCAGTTTGCAGCCTCAGCCAAGGAACTCTACCCCAATGCCAAGATACTCACGCTTGAGGACAATGACCGCAATGCAGAGGGCAGAAAGAATTTCTACGCCAAAATCAAGTACAACGACTGGGATATGATTGTCGTGCCTCAAAGCACCTTTGAATTTATCCCCGACAGCGATGAGCGACAAATGCAATTCGTGCAGGACAAGATAGACGAGAAAATGCTTGTGCTTGAAAAGATGCGTGAGGCTGACACCAGTGGCAGAGACCCCATAACGAGACGCGCAGAAAAAGAGCTGGCCGACCTGCAAGCAGAAATGGCTGCACTGTCGGAAGACATATCCAAGAAGCGCACCGCCAACAATGAAAAGAAGAAAGCTGTAGCGAAGCAGAACGCAGCGGTTAAGGCGCAGGAAATGCTTGACCGTCGCACGGACGATGTGGAGAACTTCGATGACATGGGCATTGACGCACTGCTCATAGATGAGGCTCACGAATACAAACACCTCGGTTTTGCAACAGCCATGCAGCGCGGTGTGAAAGGCGTTGACCCATCATACAGTAAGAAGTCGCAAGGAGTGTACTTGAAGACGCAAGCCATATTGGAGAAGAATAACGGTCGCAATGTTATCTTCGCCACTGGTACGCCTATCAGTAATACAGCAGCTGAGATATGGACATTCATGCGTTATCTGATGCCCAAGGACACCATGAAAGAATACGGCATTTACTACTTTGACGACTTTGTGCGCAACTTCGGCAACATACAGCAGATGCCAGAGTTTGGTACGAATGGAAAGTTCAAAGAAGTAAACCGCTTTGCAGGATACGTCAATCTTCCAGAGTTGGTTCGTATATGGTCGGGTGTAGCCGACACCGTGCTCACCAAAGACCAAAAGGAATTGGTGAAGAAGATACCCGAAATGGAGGGTGGAAAGGCACAAGACATCTATCTGCCACAGACACGCGCCCTGCGTAGTGTGATGAAGTATGTGCGCGAAGAACTTGACCGTTTCGACCAGATGAGCGGCAAGGAGAAGAAAGAGAACAGCAGTATTCCCCTCACCATGTACGGCATTGCACAAGGAGCCGCAGTAGATGCCCGACTTGTTGAAATGAACGCAGAGGACGACCCCAAGAGTAAGACCAACGAGGCCGTGCGTCAAACCCTGCGCTCGTTGAAAGAGACAGACGAATACAAGGGAACAGTTGCCATCTTTGCCGACCACTACCAAAACAAGCGAAGTGGTTTCAACCTGTATGAGGACATCAAAAAGAAACTCATCAAGCAGGGGGTTCCCGAAAACGAAATCGTTGTGATGAAGTCTGGCATGAAGATAAAGCAGAAGTTGGAAATCTTCGAGAAGGTAAACCGTGGCGAGGTGCGTGTTATACTCGGCAGTACAGCCACACTTGGTACTGGTGTGAACATACAGGAACGTCTGCATACACTTATCCACCTTGACGCTCCAAACCGTCCGATGGACTACACGCAACGCAACGGCCGCATCTTGCGACAGGGCAATCTTCACAAGCAATGGGGTAAACCAGTCCGTGTGCTTCGTTTCGGTGTGGAAGATAGTCTTGACGTAACTGCATATCAGCGATTGAAGACCAAAGGTGCGATTGCTGATAGTGTTATGGAGGGTGACCGACTAATGCAAGATAGCATGAATAACCGCGTGCTTGAAGAGGAAGAAGATGTGTTCGGCGACACCGTGGCACAGCTCTCGGGCAGTGAATATGCCCTGTTGAAGAACAACGCAGAGAAGAACGTACGCAAGTATGAGAGCCGCAAGAAACAGTGGGAAGCCGACCAAACCTATATTCATAATGCTAAGCCAAAGTTGGAGGGACAGATAAAGGCAGCCGAGCAACGAGCAGAGGAAGCCAACGCCCACCTGCTTGCTGTACAAAAGGCATTCCCCAATGGCAAGTTTACAGAGATAACCGTAGGTAAGCAGAAATTCGGTTCTATTGAAGCTATGGCAGACTTCATCAAGGAACACAACAAGAAAGTCCATGATGCAGTAAAGGAGATGAAGAAAAATCCCGGCAATGCTAAACAGACCAGCACTCTCACCTTGTCATTAGGCGGTTATGACTTTGTAGTAAAGACAGAGCTGTCGCGTGAAACGGTGAATAGTGGTGGTTCCCTATTTGCTGAGATACATCGTAAGATGAGCTACTCATGTCCCGAACTCGGTCTGACAGACATGCCAGTCAAGCAGTCTCTTTTGCGTAATGCCGTTGAGGATATTACCGAGAATGTAATTACAGGTAAGGACTTTGCCGAGAGGTTTGACTTTGCCACACGCGTAGTTGCGCACGGCAAGTCTGAGCTGGAGCAGTTGAAACAGCGCGAGGGCAAGCCATTCGAATTCAGCAAAGAATTGGAAGAAGCCAAACGCCAGTTTGAAGAATACTCAGAAGCCATGAAGGTAGAAATGGAAGAAAAGGAGAAGAAGTATGCCGAAATGGACGCAAGTGTTGACGCAGCTACTGATGTCGTTGCTGACGATGAGGACGAAGCCGATGATGGTAACAGTAAACATCGTATGCTTGAAGATGATACACCTAATGTAATTGAGAATGATTCTAACGCGATGGTGGATAGGGTGACTGAGTTGTCAGAACGCCTTCACACTCCTGTGCGCATCATCCGTACTGAGGAAGAGGTGGCAGCTTTGCCGAGTGCGCGTCAGCGAAGAATGAAAGGCAGCTTCAATCCTATAACTGGCGAGGTGACTATTGTAGTACCAAACAACGCCAACATGGCAGATATTGAAAATACGTTTGTGCATGAGGTTGTGGGACATGATGGTTTACGTGTGTTGTTCCCCGATGAAGCGAAGCTGAACAATGCTCTTGATGAACTTTATCGTGTGTCTAAGGACGAGATACGCGGCACGATTGACCGCATGGCACAGAAGATGTACGATGCTGAGGTGGACCGATTGCGCGAGAGAAAGCGCAAGGAGCATGAGGCGAAGGGCGAGGATACTAACACTTTATATCATACTGACATTGAAAAGGCTCATTCTGAGGCAAGTAAGAAGAGTGAGCAGTTCAGGCGTGATGCCACAGAGGAGTATGCTGCCGACCTTGCTGGACGCATCGGTGAAAGCGGCTTTGAGACGATGAGCGCCGAGGAACTTACGTTCTGGGGCAAGCTAACAACCATACTTCAAAAGGCTCTACAAAAATTGCTGGACGGATTAAAAATCCAAGGCAAGAGAAAGTGGAGTGATAAGGACTGGGCGTTTGTTCTACATGAAGCCTACAAGCGTAAGAAGAATGGTGGTAAGCCTACCGTATTCGATGCCGCTGATACTGTGGTTATGCGCAGGAAGACAGGATTCGGTGATACTAAGTTCAGTGATGGGTATAAAAAAAATGCCCAACCCAATGAGGCAGCACTTAAGCACTTAGAGCCTACTGATGTTGAACACACTACAAAGGTACGACAAAAACGCGAGAAAGCCAAAGAAGCACTTGAAAATGTTGCAAAAATATACAGAAATACAACTGATAGTAAGGGCTTTATATCGGATTTAAGTGAAAGTCTTGGTCTGACAAAAGGCAGAACAGGAAGCGGTTATGGCTCATTTGAAACACCTGATGGCAAGGTGTTTACCATTAGAGTGAGCAATCATAATATCAATACAGCAAATGTCGGTGATGAGCCTGTCGAAAGCATTGTTATCAAGACAAAACGTAGCCCAAACAGATTTCATGCTGAAGAAGGAAAATTTGCTAATGAGTATGTTTACTTCAAGGAAGACATACGCAAAGCATCAACAGGTACATTAAGCTCCATTGCTGAAAGTATTTCTGAATTGCTTGACACTGGCGAGTATCGTGACAAAACTGGGCTTGCAAAGGACAATCATAGTCCAGAAACAGCCCCTGACGGCGACATTGTGTTCCGCGAAGGCGATATGGGTCTTAAAGAGACTAAGGTTGAGGCAGCCCAAGCCGTGCAGAAAGCCGCCGAGAACCTCAACCTTGGCGGCCGAGTAGTCGTGCATGAAAGCGCCGAAGGACTTAAAGGAAGAGAGGCTACGGCCAAGGGCTGGTATGATACCAGGACGGGGCAAATCCACGTGGTGTTGTCGAACAATGCAGACGCAGCGGACGTGACGCAGACCATCCTGCATGAAGCCGTAGCCCATCATGGACTGAGAGAGTTATTTGGCCATAACGTGATGGATGCTTTTCTTGACAGCGTTCTTGCGGCAGCTTCGCAGGAAGTGAAAGACGCTATCAACGAATTGCGTCGCGGAAAAGGATGGAATTTCCGTACCGCCACAGAAGAATATCTCGCAGGGCTTGCAGAGCGCACGGACTTTGAACGTATGACGGCAGAGGAACGCGGCTTGTTTGCCACCATCCGAAGACTATTTAACCATGCACTGGAGTTCTTGGGCCTGAAAAACCATGAGTTGAGCGATAGGGAACTTGCTTATATACTTTGGTGTAGCTATCAGAATTTGAAGGCAGGCGAAAAGGGACGCTATGTAGCCGAAGCGGAGCGTATTGCCATGCGTTATAAATTGAAGGCTTGGAAGAACGCGATGACCGACACGGAGAAGAAGGAGCACTCCGTTTTGCTCCGCGGAAAACTGGATAATTTGCAGGAAATCCTTGCCAAGGATACCTATGAAAGACTTGTGACGAGTGGTTCGCACCTTGAACGTACCGCGTGGGTTGACATGCTTTCTCCTCTTCAGGACTTACAACACGCCATAGAGAAAAACGGCGGCTTTAAGCTTGGAGACTTTGAAAATCCATATAACGCTTATATCACTATGAGTAGTCGCAATTATGCGCAGATGGATATTTACAAGAGGACGCTTTATGCAGATATGATAGAGGCCATTCATGCGCTTGGAAGCGAGACAGGCCGTTCATACGAAGAAATAAAGACGTATGTGATGGCTAAACACGGCATGGAGCGTCAAAAATATATGGCAGGAAAGGCCGCAGAAGAGGCTTATGACAGATATAAATCCATGCACCCATTTGGGCAGAAGACGCTTGACTACTTCATTGATGAATATGAAGAGAAGAGCTTTGCAGGATTGACAGAGTTATTCGGAACGCAGAGCGTTTCTGATGCTATGGATGAAGCCCAAAAATATGTAGATGAAGTGGAGGCCGATGCGGGCAGTTTGGCAGATAGCTTGTGGGACAGTATTCGTGCTGCCACCAAGTCTTCCCTTCAAAGAGCGTATGAGGCAGGACTAATAAGCAAGGAGACATACGACAATGTTAGCAGTATGTATCAGTACTACATTCCACTCAGAGGTTTTGACGAAGCAACGAGTGATGAGGTGTACGAATATTTTGGCGACCAAACAATCAATGGAGGCACGGGTAGCTTCATGAAGAAAGCCAAGGGACGTAAGAGTGTTGCTGATGATCCGTTTGCGGTTATCGGTAATATGGCAGAAATGGCCATCATGCAGTCTAACCGCAATCTCATGAAACAGCAATTGCTGAACCTTGCCTTAAACCACCCATCCGACCTTATTAGCGTCAGTGACCTCTACGTGAAATTTGATGAAGACTACGACAACGGAGACGGCACGCGCGGAGCATGGGTGCCAGTGGCTGTGCCAGATACAAACGGCATGACAACGGAGGAAGCAAACCAAGTGATGCTTGATTTCCAAGATGACATGGAGGAAAAGGTTAAGGCTGAGCCTGACACCTACGCCTTGGCTCATCAGAAACCGCATATTCCATACCGAGTGCTCGGCAGAAACATGAATGAGCATCAAGTTATGGTGAAACGTGGAGGCAAGACCTATATACTGACCATCAACGGAAACCCGAGAGCGGCGCAAGCTATCAATGGATTGCTAAACCCCGATGCTACAGAAAACCCTGGAGCTATCGCATTGAAAGCTATGACCAATTGGATTGCAAGAATGGCTACGGCAAGAAATGTTGAGTTCGCTATCTCTAACGCCATGCGAGATTTGGAATTTTCAACGACACTGATACCAAAGGAGGGGACGGAATATTACGGCAGATACGTTAAGAACTATCTTACGTGCGTCAAGAATATCGGCCGACTTGTCAACCGACTTAATGGCAATACTCTTGATATGTCCAATCCTTTAGAAAAGGCGTTTTACGATTTTATCTACAATGGCGGCGAGACAGGCTATACTTTTATGAAGGGCGTTGAGCGTTATAAGGGCGAAATTACTAAAGCTCTTTCTGAACTTCGCGCCAAGGAAGGAAAAAGTAAGATTGAACGCCTTAGTAATAAGGTTGTTTACGGCCATCATTATGTTATTAATGACGCTTGGAATATTTACATGAAGGGGGCGGAATATCTGAGCCGCTGCACGGAAGACTGGGTGCGCTTTGCTGTATTCCTTACCAGCAGACAGAGTGGTCGCTCTATGGAACAGTCTATCATGGATGCGAAGGAGGTAACTGTAAACTTCAATCGAAAGGGTGCTGGAAGCAAATCGGCAGGAAAATGGGATGTTTCCAACTTTTTCAGTATGAACAATCTTCATTTCCTCAGCGCTTATGCAGCATCGGCATTCAAGAATTTCTACGCATTCTCTAATGCCAGCATCCAAGGTCTTGACAAGAATGTTAGATTACATCTTAACCATACAGCAGGAATGCTTATGTGGGACGGCGCAGCAGTAACGCTCGGCATGCTTTCTGCCATGTGCATTCCATTGATGTTGTCTGCCATAGGCGGAGACCCAGATGACTACTGGGATATGCCTGAATCTATGAGAAGAATGGGCATTATGCTGCCTTTGGGTAAGGACGGAAGATTTTTAACTCTTCCGATGTCAATTGAGCATCGCGCAGCATACGGCATTGGTGAACTGTTGGGGACGGTTGTTTGCGGCAGCGAAAATCTACCAGCGAGCGAGATTACATTTCAAGCATTTGAGCAATTGTCACAGATACTGCCTCTTGACTTGACCGAAGGCAACGGCAGCATGCTTTCTCTCGTTCCAACAGCGGTGCGACCAGAAGTTGAAATTGCCTTCAACAAGAATTGGCTCGGAATGCCAATCTATAAAGAACCATTCAACAAGAATACACCTGCATTCAGAAATGTTTACCAAAGCACCAATCCTAATTATATCGCCATGTCTAAATGGTTGAACGAAGTGCAGGGCGGCGGCGACTACGAACGCGCAGGTGTACAGGTCAACCCTGCAATGGTTCAGCATCTCGTTGAATCATACACTGGGGGCGCAGGAAAATTTGTCAGCAGAACCTCTGGCGTTATCGCTAAGATTATCCAAGGAGAGCAGATAAGGTCTAACGAGATACCATTCTACCGTACCTTGGTTAAATCCGTAGACGACCGCACGCATAATCGTGCAGCACGAGAGCGATTCCAACGAGAATACGACAAGGGGCAAAAGTTGATTTACAAGATTGATAATTATCAGAAAGAATCCGCGAGAGGTAACAGTCAATACGTGAAAGAGCTTGACGAATTTGCTAAGAGCAAGGATTTCATGAGTTATATGCTATGGAAAAGCTATAATTCAGTCAAGAGCCAATTTGACAACGCAAGAAGTTATATTGGCGATGACAAGGATAAACGCGCAGCACTTGACCATGCACAGATGTTAGTGCAGAAAATGATGACAGAATGTGCTCGCGCCGTTGAGGATTCCAAGACGCAGGAAGAGGCCGATGAGAAAATTGGCAGGATTCAAAGCGAGTACACACCTCAGATTAAGGAAACCTTAAGCAAGGTTGAGGATTGACGTAAGATTGACGGGTGCATGAAAATTACCATGCACCCGTTTTTTACAAACAACTAACAAAACGAACAAAAAATAAACAATACGTCTCATAGTAATTTTGCATCAGACGGCAGGAAAGTCCTACCGCATTCAACTTAAAAAACATATTATTATGGACGGAGTAGAAAAAATTATCTGTTGCGACCGTGGCAACAATGACGCCTTGGCTTATGCAGCGATGGCAAACAAACAGTCCGACCCAATGGCGATGGCCGCAATGATGAACGGAGGCATGGGTAATCAGTGGATGAATAATCCATTTGCCTATATGATGTTTCTTGCATTGTTTGGCGGTGCAGGATTCGGAGGCTTTGGCAACAGAGGGAATGCCGTGCAGGATGCAGAAATCCAAAATCAGATTGCCTCTCTACGCTCACAGATGGCCGACAACCACAATGCAGATTTGCTGATGTCGGCAGTCAAGGGTAACGATGATGCCCTCAAAACGCTTGGCGCGAATCTTAATTGTGACTTCAACCAATTGCAGCAGGCCGTTTGCGCTATACGTTCGGCAGTAGATAACGTTGCAGGGCAGCTAGGTTTTAGTGCTGAACGTGTTATCAATGCGGCCGAGCGCGGTGATGCCAGCATTATAAGTGCAATTCAGAATTGTTGCTGCAACACACAGCAGGGCATCATGAAAATGGGCTATGAGAATCAGCTGGCAATCCAAGGCCAGACAGAATCCTTGAACAGAAGTTTGAATTTCGTTAACTCGTCAATCGAACGTGGTTTTAGCGCTCTTGGTTTTCAGAATGCACAGGACAAATGCGATATTATTCGCGCAGGGCAAGATAATACGCAGCGCATAATTGATACGCTCAATTCACACTGGAACTCAGATTTGCAGCAGCGTTATAACGATGCACGACTTGAACTCTCACAGCAGAAGCAGAATGCGGAGCTTATCGCAGCTCTGAAAACGACAACAACGCCGTAAAACAAAGGTGGTAGGGAATTTCTTTCCTACCACTAAATTTCTCTGAGTTTAAAAGCAAAACGCCATGAAGAAATATTATATCTTACATCACGGGAATCTAAGACCTCACAGCAATCATTATGACGAAGTTTCTGCAATAGATGCCGTAGAAAGAATTTACTACACAGACGATGAAGGAAAGGAACACAACGGCCCTCATTGGAGCATTGACGATATACGCGAGATAACGAACAAGCAGAAATTCAAAGAGCATGTCACCGATTGGGACAAATATGTAGCATTGAACTATGCCTATGCTGACTTCAATAAGATTATGTCTCCTGAGATGATAGCAGTTGCTGCATACGCTTTCTTCTTTGATGATGAAGATGCGCCAGAAGATAAGGTTTACAGGTATGTAGAGGCAATGAAATGAAAAGTGGCACACATAACAAAAAATGTGTGCCACTTTTGCGTACATCTATATACATCTATCTACATATATATGTATATAGATTATTTGTAAAACGCTGTTTTATAGACATAAATAGGCTTATAGAGGCCAATAGGAGTAAGAATGGATAGTCCTATCAGGCGCACAATTATAATTGATTTTCAGTGAGTTATAAAAAATGTGTGACATAATGTGTGATACTTTATATAACTCGCTATATTTTATCGAACAAATTCATGGCGTTTTTCTTAGCTTCGTCGGCTATATCTATATATGGCTTCATGGCTCTATAATCGGAATGTCCCGTCCACTTCATGACGATAGACGGCGCGATTCCGAGCATGAGCGCATTACAGATAAATGTACGACGACCGCAATGTGTGCCAACTGCCTTCCACTTGGGCTTGCTCTCTGTTATTTTTCTGTCGCCTACATAATGTGTGCTTGTTATGACTTCGTTTAACTCACACTGGCGGCATACTTCTTTTATGTAGTTGTTCATCTTCTGGTTGGATGCGACTGGCAATGCTTTGTCTCCTTCCATTTTCGTGTATTTATCAAGGATTGAACTGGAGTATTTGTTCAATTCGATTTTTAAAGCGGCATTTGTCTTCTGAGTTATGACATTGATTATTCCATTTTGTATGTCGGATTTCTTCAGTTTGGCGACATCGGAATAGCGCAAGGAAGTGAAGCAGCAAAAGCAGAATACATCTCTCGCTCGTGATAAGTAACCCTCCTTAAACGGGTAATTATAGACTTTCATAAGCTCTTCCCAAGTTAGGAATACTACACTGTTGTTTGATTGCTTTAGCTTTGTTCGATAAGTGGTAAAGCTCACATCCTTAATGACGCCCTTTGTGACGAGCCATCGGAAGAACCATTTAAGCATGGATATTTTCTTCTTTACTGTCTCATTCTGATAGCCTTGCGTAATAAGGTAATCGCGAAATTTAGAGAGCATGCCAGCGTTTATGTCTTCTATTTTTGCCGATGGCAAGAAGTCGTACAAGTTATGCCATATCTGATTATGCTTATACCTTACCGACGATGACCATCCACTTTCTTTCCCAGCCTCTTCTACGTATTTATTATAGAGGTCAAACAGGTTTTTATTTTTTGAAATCCCGTCCTCTTTTATTCTAAACATGGAAGAAATGTCTTCCTTAAACTGGTCGTATGTCGGTGTCTCCTTGTACGCATCTGCCAAGCGGATTATTTCGCTTTCGTATCGCTGTATCTCCGTATTTATTCTTGACGCAGGCACCTTTTCTTCGCCATGCGTAGTGTTTCGTTTGCACCGTTGCGTATCCCTATCCCATTTGGCTGAGTCTACCTTATATCCAAGGGAGAAGGTAAAGCGCTTCATCTGATACCGTATAGTTAATCTGAGGTCTCCACGCGTGTCTGGGGAAAAGAGTATGCTGTATTTCATGGGCGGGAAATTTAATCGATAGGGCTTATGTATTATTGTGCTACTTGTTTTTTCTTTTCCTTTTCGGAGAATCTATTTGAAATCAGTTTTTCTTTTGTTTTATAGTGTTGCCTTCCTTGTTCATCTGTATACAGGTATATCCATTCTGGCGCAATTGCTTCTTTCCAAAGTATATCCCTGAGCATATAGGAAGATTTATGGGATGCTAATATTAGTAAATTAAGAAACTCATCAGAATTTTTATAGTCACAACAATTATTACACAAATTCCCATTTTCCCATATTATTAAATATGGCCAATCTACCGTATCTCTTATTCTCTGATCTAAATCCTCTCTGCTCATAATTGACACCAATGTGTCTGTGCATATCCGTTCCATATACGTACCAATGCTATCACACAAAGAGTCGACATGAATAATATATTTATAATCTCCTTCTTCTTTCTGCTCCACATAGACTACATCTTTTATTTTTATATGTGGTTTGCACCCTACGAATAATGCAGAGAGCATAGCAAATATAATAATTGGTATAATATTTTTCATTGTGATTTTATATTTGATATACGCTACAATTCCTTTAGCCATTTGCGGCCGCTCTTGGTGTGAGAAATCCAAAAGTTGAAAATGAGTGCAATGATAGTAATCAGTGCAAATAATAAAGATAAGCAGTTCATCATTTCTTTATTTTAGTGGCCGTCAAGCCATCTTTTACCATTCTTCGTGTGCATCCAAATCAAAATTCCACCGCTAATTATAATCATAATTAGGTAGAATATATTGAGTAAGTTAAATACATTTTCCATATCCGCTTTATTGTTTAGCGCTACAGCTCTTTCAGCCATTTGCGGCCGTTCTTGGTGCAAGATAGCCACCAGTTGAAGACAATCACAAAAACGATTGATATTGAAAATATGAGTGTAAGGTATATCATTTTTTCCTCCTTTCATTATTTCAAATTCCGTCAAGCCATCTTCTGCCATTTTTTGTGTGGAATATGCAGAAGTTTACAACCAATGCTGCAATGAGGCAGATTGAATAGCATATAATAAGGTATATCATTTTATTGGGATTACAACTCTTTCAGCCATTTTCTTCCGCTCTTGGTGTGTGCCATCCAAAAATAGAATACTCCTGCTACGATGATTCCAGTTGCGTACAAAATTATTAAATTCTCCATATTTATTTCCTCCTTAATATATAGTTTCCCATGAATGCAAGGATTGCAGTAAATGCTATTCCGAGAAGCATGGCTATTAAACTCAGTAAATAATTATTCTTTATCACTCCAAATATAGAGGCCAATGACCCGAGTACCATTGTTGTGAATGTAGCTTTCGCCAAGCTATAAAAGAACTTTCCTAATTCACTTCTTGCTTCGTCATTCTTTTCCATGCGTCCTTACACAAAGCTATGTCTAAAAAGAAATATAACGGCAAAGATACTGATGATTTCGCTTTTGGCCACTTTGAAGTCGGTATATCTGTCACGGTTGGCATCTGTCGTCCGCAGGGTGTATGAATCAGCATTCTCAATGAGGATTCTGAGACGTACGCCATGCGGCTTTGTGTCGATGACATAGTAATCTCCGTTAACGATGTGTTCTGTCTCTGGCAGTCTTCTGATGCCTATGAGGTCTCCACTGGTGAAGGTTGGTGTCATGGAATTATCCTGCACTCTGTATATAATATCTATCTGCTTCATGAATCCTTCTACAGAGAATATCTCCATGTTTGCAGCACCATTCTTTATGTTTGCATATATATCATAGTCTGGCATACTGTACATATATGATGGAATGATTGGACGTGCGTCTTCGGATGCGCTTTTTACCTCCAAGTTCTGTGCGGCGATGTTGCCGCCTTTTGCCCCTCCATGCATATAGTAATTATTCTCCATCCTCGCTCCTGGTGAGTGGGGGTTGTTTTGTTGCGCTATTGGTCGCGGTGTATTCTCGCGCAACATTTCACCCTCACCTGTTAAAAGCCAGTCGAAGTTTAAATCTGGGAAACGCGCCTCTATCATTCTACGCGTTCTATCTGTGATTTTTTGCGTTCCACTCATCATTTTGCCAAAGTTTGTCGGCTGAATACCAACATTGTAAGCAAAAGAATTCATGGAATATCCATATTGGGATAATCTGCATTTTCTTTCCTCTTGTAATACTGACATAACAATAAGCGTTTGTATTAGTAATTAATGTTATTATATCTGACAATTGTCTGATATTATTTGACATTGTCAGATAATGAATATATCTTTGCAATGTATTCCAAAACAAGTTACACAACACGTTTGCGGAATATCTACCACAAAAATAGCGATTAAATATCTAACAAACAAGACTTGAACCCAAAAATCTACTTCGTTGGGTTTGACAAGTGAAACCATTTTTATTTATAGCATTATGGAATTGAAGATTTTAATTCATACCGAACCATTTAGTTCGAATAACAAGCCAAGTGTTTTGGCGAGTTTAATCCCCTATTACGATATAGAAAACTTCATGGATAGCGATAAGGTAGACCCGTCTCACGAAGAAGTAATTGCCCAATGTCAGTTTTACGGTGAAGTCACCAAGCGAATTAGGGCGATGGTTGAAGAGTTATATAAGGAAAAATACAATCACATTAACAATTGACCTATGTATCTGAATATCAAATTAAGGTTTTACGGTAAGCATTACAGCCAGGAAATGGAAGTATTGAACGACCCGCATTGTGGGAATGACGGCCCGATAGACGTGTCAAGCGATGAAGTCATGCGGCAGTTGTCTGACCTCAGCGAAGCAGCCAAGCACATCAAGCCGATTATAGAATATTACTGCGAGAAGCGGAAGAATTCATCTGAGTAAATCTGACAATACGCGCTTGAAGTCCTCGAAGATGGTATAGTTATCACCATTTGTCATGTAAACGGTGATACGGTCTGCCTCTTCTCTTACGGCATACACGTGATTACGATTGATATATGTGTAGTGAACATGGTCGTCATGAATCTTCACTCTTACGAAATCGCCCTTACTCTCTGTCGATTCCTGCTTTTGCTGCACCGCGTTCTCCTCTCCTAAAATCATAGAGCCTTCTCCTGTAAGGAGCCAATTGAGATTGAGAGATGGGTAAATCTTAGATATTTTCTCTAACGTTGAACGTCTGGTATTGTCTCCCATTTTAGATACAGAACCGTTGCTAAGATTGCAATTACGCTCAAATTCAGCAACATTCATTTCTAAGTGGCTGATAAATGTAAGGATTCTTTCGTTTAGATTCATAGTTGTAAAGTGTTAAATTAGAAATAAAATCTAAGATTTATTTGGTTACAATAGATATTATATCTATCTTTGCAACGTGTTACGGAACGAGTTGCACAACTTGTTACCGCAAATATACAAATATCCAAGTAATTGGAAAGCGTTCTGTGTTTTATTTTTCACGTCTCGCGATAATCTGACTAATCGTCGTCGGCTTGCTTGCCGAGAAAAAAACGAGACAGAGCCTAATGGTTGCACACCATTCATTGTGTTGTGAGAATTGAGTTGTTGATGGTGTGTGGCGGTTCGATTCCGCCGTGGCTCACAAGCGAAAAGTGTTCTTTGACTTATTGGCAAAGGGGTACGGAAGTGAAATTGAAGTAGCAAGGCCCAAATCCCCGAAAAAGTGGCATCACGTGATAGTAACTATCTATGTCGTGAAGTTGTAAACGGATGAGGTTCGGCATCATCCATACCGCGTGAGCTACCACGAGAAGTTATGTAACTACCATGTAACTGTTATGTAACTACATTTAAATTCTATGTAAGGGTAAACATTTGAAAGAGTTGAAGTTGCAATTTGCTCCCGTAATAAATGTCGGGAGCAAAATACAAGTAAATGAAACCGACTGACAAGGGATTTTATTCCTATACATAATCAACTCCTCAGATATGCCGATAGCTGGCGCATTCACCTTTCGTTTGCGTTTGGACTTGGCGGCACAGGTGGTTCGAGTCCACCTATCTGAGCTAATATAGAACCTTGTTGTATGAATAAGATTAAGAGAATTGCTGAGATAAGAGAATTGCTGATGCAGGATGCAGAAGAGCAGTGTATCTGCCGCACACGCGGTTATCTCACTGCCAATTTTTATATGGAGATTGGCAAGAAGAATTACGAAGTCGAATTAATCGTTGATGAAGATTGGCAATGTAGCGATTGCTCCGTCTACGATACAGAAGAAGATGTTGAGGATGTGAAAATGAAAATCCTTATCCTCAACGAATATTCAGGGCTTTACGCAACTCTCAAACGGGAGGCGTATGAAAAACTTGAAAAGGAGGAAAAATTGTACGAGGAGCATGAACAATCGCTGATGTACGATTTTCTCTATTGATATAAGCTCGCTGCGGTTCTTTTCACGAGGTGCAAAGCGTTGCATCGCAAATGATAGAGTGCAATCTTGAAAAGGAGAATGAGAAGATTTCTGTTACGCAGCGAGCGCACGCAGGTGATTGAGACTGGGTCTCATGTTTTGAAAGTTCCATGGTTGTATGATTAAATAGAATATGTGAGATAAGAGGTTCGATTCCTCTCACCTGCACCAACCAATAAATAAAATGTATTATGAAGAAGGAATACTATTTTGTTGTTTCGGTTTTTTTTAAGGAACGAAACATGAAAGAAAAGATGCTTGGAAAATGGCTGTCGAGCTTCAAAGATTCACTTATTGAATTTAATGAGAATTTTACGCCTGATGATCTTCAAACTTGCCTAAGAAAACGTCTTAATGAAATTAATGTTTCAAACAGACGAAGCAAAGATATTCATCTTACAAATCATGAGGTTATGAAAAATGAGGTGATATTTTGGTTTGAGAGCGAATTTGGCAGCGATTCACCAGCCGCCATTATGACATTGAGGCTTGTAAGACAATGGCTGTAGGGTTTAAGTTTCAATAATTGCGATGCAGAATAAAACTCGCCTGCATCAACCAATAAGAAGTATTATGAAGAAGGAATATTATTACGTTTCTTTGGTTTCTTCAAATAGACGAAACCAAAGAGAAAAGATACTTGCCTTGTATCTAAAAAAAATACAAGGATTGCCTTGTAGAGTTCGGTGAAGAATATACGCAAGAAGTCCTAATTGCCGACCTCAACAAACGACTTGAGGAAATCAACGCATATAATAAGCGGTGCAGGGATATTTATTTAAAGCGAGAAAACGGCAAGAATGGCGAAATCATCTTTGAGTTTGAAAGTGGTGTAGGCTGGGGCATTCAATCCGCTATAATGGTTCTCAGACCAGTAAGACGATGGTTGTCTGGTTCAAGTAGCTTGGGAAATAGTGAAGTAGAATAAATAAAAAACTACAAACATGAAAGCATTTACAAATTACAGATATTACGTTCTCTTTGCCGTTAACTTTATGGCGGCAATATTGTTTATCGCTATGCCAGACGATAGCTGGAGCACTCTGAGGTTTATTGCCTTTTTGGTGCTGACAAAAGCATCTGCATGCTTGCTTATCTATGTCACAATGGTTCTAATTTCTCATTGGAGCGATAAGCATGAAATACCAGAAATAGATTCGCTCATTAATGGAAATCTTTGACAATTACGTTTATGCTATATATAAGAAAGATGTTTCTATCAAATATTTTACTTGTTGATGGTTGGCGACAATAGTCAGCAGGGCCGAGCGGTCGCAACGGATTGGGATAATTAGTTCTTCCGCTTTCTCTAATTTCATAATTCATACTAAGGTAGCCGTTCGTACATGCAGGTACGGACGGCTTTTAAAATTCAAACACAATGGAAACTAAAATGACATTACACGAAAAACTGAATCTGATTCAGACGAAACTGGAAGCGCCGAAGGATATGTGGGTTTACAATCATAAGTATAAATATAGAAGTGCAGAGAGTATTTTGTCGGCACTCAAACCGTTTCTTCGCGAGTTCGAAGTAACCTTAACAACCGAAATGGAAATTATCATAATCCTACATCGAGTTTACGTCAAATGCACCGTAGTATTGTCTGACGGAAAGGAAACCATAAGTGCAAATGGTATGGCGCGCGAAGAAGAAGTAAGCAATCAAGGCTTAAACGTTGCGCAGATAACAGGCTCTGTGACGAGCTACGCAAAGAAATACGCCTTGGGTAACCTTTTCGCCATTGATGACGTGAAAGACCCAGATTCTAACGAGCCTACGCAACAGGTACAAGCTGCACAACAGAGTACAACAGCAACGGTGAGCCAGGCCAAGCCAAAACAAGCGCCAAAGCAAGTGAAACAGCAAGCGCCGCAGGGCGATGAAGAGCGTTTGATGTTGCTCCTGCAAGATATAAGTCACGCGAGAAGCAGGAAGACGCTCACAACGATTTGGAATGAGAATAAAGACTTGCAATCCAATCCGAGATTTAGCGAGGCCGTGCAAGAGGCATCTAAAAAATATCCGAAATGATAAAAGTTATTTGTTGTTCTCTCTTTTTGCTGGCCTTTGCGTTAGCGTTTACAATTATGTTAGAATATACACAATATATAGCCAACAAATATGAAGACGATGATGAAGACGATAAAACTGAATGACAGCGGAATCCTGTTTGACGCAGAGAGCCACACCTACTGCACAAAAGATGGAGAAGTGCTGCAAGGAATCACGGGAAGGCTCAAAGAACGAGCCTTCCCCGATGAGTATAAAGATGTTCCCGAAGAGGTGTTGCAACGTGCCGCGACAAGAGGCACGAGGATTCATCATGTTCTTGAATTGTACGACAAAGTCGGAATTGAAACGGATGAGTGCATGGAACTTCAAAACTACATGAAGGCACAGACAGAATTTCCTTTCCTTGCTAATCACCTTCAAAGCGAATATCTCATCACGGACAGCGAAAAATATGCCTCTGCAATAGATAAGGTTTACATAGAAGATGATGGCGTTATCCTCGGTGATGTGAAGACTACTTACCATCTTAATGAGGAATATGTTAGTTGGCAACTGTCTATTTACGCTTATTTCTTTAACCTGATAAATCCAAACATAGAAGTCAAAAAACTCTATGCTCTTTGGTTTAGAGAAGATAAATACAAGGTTGTGGAAGTGGAGCGAAAATCTATTGAAGATGTCAAGAAGTTACTTTATACGGAAGAAGCGTTGCCAGTCACCACCGTTGACGAAGCAATGATGCCAGACATCAACCGCGCAGAGGCTGCCATCATCGAATATAAAGAAGCGATGGAGTTTTGCAAGGCGCAATATGATAAACTCAAAGACGGCATCTTAGCAATCATGGTCGCGAACAATATCAAAAAATATGACGGGCAGAAGATAAGTATCACACGAAAATGCGAAGGAGAACGAGCAAGCTTTGACAGCAAGGCATTCAAGGCCGACCATCCAGATATGTATGAACAATACATGGTGAAGAGCAAAACGCCTTCATCCGTAATCGTAAAAATCAAATGAACGAGATATTACAGAACGGCGCGGCTTTCGTTCTTGTTCCGCAGCAGGAATGGAAACGCATGGTTGACGTTATCAGCAGAATAGAAACCATCATGCAGGAGCGTGAAGAGCCTGACGGATGGATGAGTACCGACGAGGCATGCAGACTACTAAAGATATCTGCTCACACTTTGAGCAGATGGCGCGAGGTCTACAAGTTGAAGGTATCACAAGTTGGACGGAATATCCTCTATTCCGTCAAAGATATTAACAGATTACTAAAAAAGAAAGAAAAATGAATCAATCTATTTTCATCGGCAATCTCACCAAGACGGCCGAGACAAAGCAAGTGAACGGCGGCAATCCGTTCACGATATTCACAGTGGCAGTTAATCGCAAATGGAGGGCCAAGGATGGCACGAAACGCGAAGACGTGCAATTCGTTGACTGCATCATGAATGGTAATACGTCGGGCATTGCACCATACCTCACCAAGGGGACAAAGGTATGCGTGACAGGGCGAATCTCCTGCCATGCGTGGATTGACAACAAGGGCCAGGCTATTGCGGGTCTTGACCTCAACGTGAGAGACCTTGAACTGCTCGGTGGCAAGCAGGATATTCAGCAGCCTACACAGCAGCAGGCTGTATTTATTCCACCGTCGCAGCAGGGCGCACAACCACAGCAAACAGTATTGTCGCAAGAGTTTGTTGGTGGCAATAACCTATACGGAGGCGGAAACGACGATTTGCCCTTCTGATAATGAAATACGATTTGAGCAACCAGTCGGACAGAGAGCGACTCATGGAGCACGTAAGGCAGGCCGTTGAGAAGCGTGAAGGTATCGTAGAGTTTACGACTAAGAAACGGCAGCGCTCACTGCCGCAGAATCGTTACCTTCACGTCATTCTCTCTTATTTCGCTTCGCAATACGGTGAGAGTATGGAGTATGTCAAAGAGAAGTTCTTCAAGGAAGTTTGCAACAGAGACCTATTTTTTCAATTAGTGAACGACCGCATCCTTGGATATACCGAGCGCGTAAGGAGCACTGCCGACCTCACCACCGAAGAAATGAGCCTTGCCATTGAGCGGTTTCGCGATTTCTGTGCTATGCAAGCTGGCATCTATATCCCCTCTCCTGACGAGCACAGGTTGCTTGAATTAGCGGAAATAGAAGTAGAACGGCATAAAGAATACGTGTGATGCCATATTATATCAAGAAGAAGGCAGCAGGGAAGAAAACGGCGTCAAGGACGGCGATAGAGCGCCTTGACAAGATATTTTCGCTGTATATCCGATTGCGCGACAGCCGAGCCTTTGGGTTCAAAGCATTCAAGTGTATATCGTGCGGACAAGTGAAGCCATTCCGCATGGCAGATTGCGGCCATTATTTTAGCCGCAGGCACATGAGTACACGGTATGACGAAGATAACTGCAATAGCGAATGTAGCCGATGCAATAGGTTTGACGCCGAGCATCTTGAAGGTTACAGAGAGAATCTAATCAAGAAGATAGGTCAACAGCGATTTGACTTATTGAAAGCCAAATCACAACAGACCTGCAAATTCGGCAAATTTGAGATTGACGAGCTATACAAATATTATAAACAAGAAATCGAAAAACTACTTAAGGAGCAATGAAGATTCCAAAGAGCAAATACCGCAAGGCGTTAGACAAGCGCCGCAAGAATGTATTGATGATGTATGATGATTTGACGGAAGAAAATCCAGAGGCATCGGACTACAGCAAGCACAACCTTATCGCTTCACGCATGGGCCTAACACGTGAAGGCGTGAGAAAAATAGTGATGAGATATTACCAAGAATATAAAGAAGATGAGCGGCAATGAGTGGATAACAATAAATAAGGATGTGTTTGATATGCGAAAATACGATAGCGTAAACGAATTTAAGGTGTTCTTATACTTCGTTACCCATGCAGCGGAACATCCGACGATATATAAGGGAAGAGCCTTACAACGCGGCCAATTGGCGTTATCCATAACTGATGCCTGTAAAAGAATTGGGATAAGCAAACAGAGCTATCGTACCGTATTGCGCAAATTTACCTCCAACACGCAGAATGACACACAGAGTAACACGCAAAGTAACACAGCGATTAACACAGAAGTAACACGCTTATTTACTATTATAACTGTCTTAAACTTTGATGATTACGTTACATGCGAAGATGTAAGTCAACACGGAAGTAACACGCAAAATAACACACAATTCAACACGCAAAGTAACACGGAAAATAACAAACAACCCACCTCCCCGCCAAATCCACTAAAAAATCCGCCATTTATCCAAAAAGAAAAAGAAAACGAAAAAGAAAACCTTTCCCCCACCCCCCCTATAAAAGAAAAAGATAAAGAAAAAGAAAAAGCTTCGCCTCAACCTTCGCTTAAAGAAGAAATAGACCCTCAAAAAATATCTTCAATATTTTTCTCGGGTAGAAAAGAAGAATCGGCGGTTTTTGTTTCGGAACCTGACGGTTCCTCAACCAAGCAAAAAGTGGAGAAGAGTATAGAGCAGAAGAGAAGACTTTTGGAGGTGCATAGGAGAGAGTTTTACGATTCGCTCATTCCTTACGTGCAGGAGTACGGCAAGGAAATGGTGCGTGACTTTTTTGATTACTGGAGCGAGCCTAACAAAGGCAGGACACAGATGCGCTACGAGATGCAGCCTACGTGGAGTCTTGCGATGAGGCTTGCGACGTGGAACAAACGAAAAAAGAACTATGTCAGGAAATCAGCTACAGACGAAAAGCGAGAGGCGAACGCTGCGGTCATTGAGCGTTTGCGAGAGGATGCACTACGGCGTCTCCGTCCAATGGACGAAGAAGAACCGTTGCCTATCTGAGTTGTACGCGAACTACTCACCGAGCTACTGGCCTCACCTGTCGCGCATTGGTGACGGCGCGTACACTCGTGTCTGTCCTGCGCTTGGCGCTCTTGATGACCTCTACTCCACACGCGGTGCCGCCGCTACTTGGGTACAAGCGCAAGTCACAGCCATGTACGTTGCCTCTGGCAGCAGGGATGGGACGATGGCAAACGCTATCACCGTGTTCAGCGAGAACTTCGCAAACGTTGCGGCGGCGTATAAGCTGACAGAGTTGATGCTGTTTTTCTCACGCTATGCCGCTGGCATGTACGACGACAGCTACACGACCTTCAGCGCAAGGCGTATCGGCGTTGCCTTCCACAAAGAATTTCTCCCACAACGCGACCAGGTTATTGCAAAGATTGAACGCGAGAATGGCGCGAGGAAGATGACGATACCAGCATTCGCCATCAAACGGCAGGCATACGACGCTGCGAGCGATTTCTCGTTTTCGCTGAGAATCCTCAGAGACAGCGAAGAGCTGCGCAAGGAATTGTGCGTCTCTGGCATGGGGGTGAACGGCATCGCGGAGGGCGTATTGCCCAAAAGTGAGGTTTGGCGCGTTCATGACTACGTTAAACGCGGCGATATAAGAATTATCAAGATGGACGCCATAACACGTCTAAGCGGCTCTCTGAGCGAAGATAATAGTAAAGATGATAGATTGCCTACCTTGGCGAAAGAAAGTCCGTCAGAAGGCAAAAAAATAGCAATAAAGATAAAAACTAAAACGAAATGAAGAAGTATAACATTGGAATGTGGTGTCAGCAGGCGAAGAAATTCCTTCTTGGCAACGCTGAGGCCAAGCGCGAGCGCGAGCTTCACAAGCAGGCTTACAGGGAAGTGCAGGTGAAGGAATATGATGGTGCCTTGTGGCTCTGTCACAGGGGCATCCCACTTGTTCGCGAAGGAAGTGCAAAAGAAAGCCTGCCCAAACTGGCAGAGCAGGCAAGAGAATGTTGGATAAAATACCAAAAAGAATACGCTAAATGAAGGTTTATATCTCACAGCCATATCGCTACGTTAGCAAGGCTGAATACGACTACGAATACAAGCGCATGTCGCAGACTATCATCAATCACGGACACACGCCGATTGTTCCTGTATTTGATTATTCACCATTTATCGGCGAAAACGAAGAGAACATTATCCGACATTTTGACGACAATGCTTCTCGCATGCTTGAGTGTGGCGCTATTGTCAGAATATCACCGTCAGGCAGGGGAAGCATTGCAAGCAAAATTTGCGACATGGAGATTGCGCTGATGTCTGCTTTTGGGCGTGTTATCATCCCTAACTACCGCGTTGGTGTAGAGTTGGAAGGTCTTAAAAAATAAAAACAAATGGAAATGGACGAATACCAACATCTGGCATCCAAATTTAGGTGTGGAGAGCCGAGCGTTGTGTTTGCGGCTCTTGGCGTTGCTGGGGAAGCAGGAGAGGTGGCCGACAAAGTGAAAAAGGCTATCCGCGACAATAATGGAAACTTCGATGATAAAGCGTTTAAAGAGAGCGTTAAGTATGAACTTGGCGATGTGCTTTGGTATGTAGCGGCTCTTGCGGAAGACCTCGGATTTACACTTAGCGAAGTCGGTCAATCCAATATTGCAAAATTGGAGGACAGGTGTAGGCGCGGCGTGATACACGGCAGCGGAGATAAAAGATAAAATGCGACAAAACGCGACATGTAAATAGAATAATGACAAAATGACAAAAGAAGAAATAACGCACATCTATTTCAAAAAGATGTGGCTCTCGCCGAGCGGTTATCCGAGGTTTCCTCGAAGCGCAATGTATGCGTACAGGGCTGGAGTTATCCGCGAAGAAGAGAAGGAAAGATACGGAATTGACAAACTAATAAGGAGGTATAGTTTATGAAGCTTACAATAAAAACAATGCGTGCCATAAACAAAGAGGCGAAGCAGCGCTATAAGAGTAAGATAGAACAAGAAGTGTTTGCTTTTGGAGCGAGGCGAGCGCTGGAAGAATATTCCAAGAACCTTTGGCATGGAGCAGACGAACAACCTGCATTCAATAGTGAGATAATTATCTACGCCAAGCGCGTGCTGCCGAGTGGACAGAAGATTGCACCAACCTATGCGGCCGTTTATCGTGATGTCATGGGTCGGGACGTATGCTTGTTTACTGATATAGACATCAAGGCGGACATTGTTAGATGGATTTATGCGGAGGATTTGCCATGAATGATTGGAAGCCAGATGTAAGATGGAGGCCAAATACGGGCATCATGAGGCACGAACCATTAATGCCCGTGCCTCACAAGAATATTAATCTACTCGTCACCTACGCGGAAGCTCAGCAGGAGCATGAAGCGATGATGTGGAAGAAGATGAACGACAAGAGGCGGCGTGAATACGGCATTTGTACTGCATTATGTTACCTTCATTTCATGCGCGTTGAATATTCGATGATGCTTGCACGTGATGTTGTAGACACGCTTGCCAAGCGGAAGGATGTATATCGACATGAAGTCAAGCGGACGTGCAGAAGAATTGTTGACGAGGTGGCGAGGCTGAATGCTTGGATGTATAATGTGATTCAGCAAGAAAGGTATTTGGAAGGCTATGACCACTTCGTTGATACCTTCAGCGACCACATGAAAGAGAAATATGATGCGCTGCGCTACTGCATGATGCAGGCTTGTAAGCCATGCTTGACAGACCCTGCCTTGTATGCTCAGTTGGAATGCACGAGAATTGTTGCAGAACTGGCAGATGCCTGCCGCAAAGGAGACATGGAGAAATACAGAGATTACTCGTATATCAAAGGTATTTATGCCTACAACACTGAGACGCTTATACCTCTCCTTTGTTCTCTTGAAGAATTGATAAAAAAGCGGATATTCATTCGCGGAAGTAAGGACGTTAATCTCAACAAGGATGAATATGTGTGCAGGTGCGTTGATGCTGTTACTGACAGATTTCGCGATGGAAAAGGTTTAGTTAAATTATTAGAAGAAAAATGGTAAGACTATGAATAAATACGGAATATCTCATAACATGGACCCATACGACATCATTGATTGTCTATCTGATTCTGAGGAGGTAGATTTCGTCTTCGATTGTTACGACTATCTTGACGCTTTACATCAAAAAGCTTTTGTCAAAATGCTTGGTGCGAAAGAGGTTGTTAACCGACTTGGCGAGGATAAAATTATTGAAGAACTGGAAAGCCGAGGATATAAAATCACAAAAGATGGAAGCGAGGTTTAAAGAAAATGGCGATTATGTTAGAATATAACTTGTAAGACGACTATGGAATACAGAGAAATACGAACAATGCTGAACATTGTTTCAGCAGTGGTTGCAAATAGACATATCGAGCAATGTAGTGCTTTTGGCAATTTATATACCTCAACCGTTTACAATATTAGAGATTCCGATATAGCAACAATGAGGAAATGGATTGCATATTGGAAGCAGACAATAGATAGATGCAATAAAACCGACTAAAACTAAATGATTCTACGTAGGGGAGGTATTCACTGCAACACCAAGGAGTGGTGCATATACCTCCCCTACACAATTGACTAAAACTATGACAGAGGAAAGACTTAAAATGATTAACAAGATAGCCGAGGAAATGAAATCTATTGCCAAGATAAAAGAGAAGATAGAAGAAGGCCACTATAGATTTGAAATTCGGCTAAGTAGTGTGCGCACAACTGATGGCTTTAGCGTTTACCCGTTTCTATCGGAGGCCCAACGTAGCGAGATAGAAGATTTAGTTGAGAAGTGTATAAGAAGGAATTTTGAGGATTATAGAAAGGAATTTGAGGAATTATGAAACATTTAATATCCCTAAAGACAAATCAAGGCATCGCCTCAGTTGAAGACTATCAGAATGGCCGTATTGACAGAGGCGATGTAATCGGTGTAGTTCTCCAGACCGAGACAATCGGTATGGTTATATCTCTTGACCAGTGGAATGAAATTTGGTGTAGCGATGGAAACCGTGATGTCTTCAATAAGGAGTGTGGTGAAGTTGAAGCTTTGCAGACATTGAGCGGTCTGGAACTCACTCGCAATATTGTGAAGAAGAACGAGGAAGATGGGGAAGAGATGACTGCTGCTATGCGTTGCTGGCGATACAAGAAAGGCGGCCTGCAGTGGTATCTTCCAAGTATGTATGAGCTTGGAACTATCATCGCTTATCGTGATGAAATGAACGAGGTATTGGAAATGCTTGATGCCGACAAGTTCAATGAAGTTGATTGGGGCTGGAGTAGTTCCGAGTTCAGCAGTTGGAGCGCATGGGCCGTCGACTTCGGTAGTGGTTTCTTCCGCTGCAACTGCGGCAAGTTCAGCATCTACGTTGTGAGACCCGTCTCCGCATTTAGCCCATTGCAACGTGAGAAATCTTTGTTTACACCCAATGAAATAATACTATACACAACTATGTATGGCAATGCGTACCTTAAAGGATTCACGCGCGATGGTAATGGAATTATCCTCAAGAACGTGAACACAATTATAAGAGGAACTTTAGAACGCGATGTCGTGCTTGATAAATACGGAAAAATAAAGGAAGCGCAGGGCGGTGAATGTATTATGTTCCCTTCATCAGAAATGCGTGACTGGAATAAGTTTTTCAAGTATGGTGATGTCGTTATCAATCAAAAGGACGGAGCTATGTTTGTCTTTGATTGCTGGGCAAATGGCAATTTGACGGAGATGAGCATAATTGACTACTTCGACAAGCCAAGTTCGTATGGCGGAAACGAGTTTAGATTAAAACATTTGACTGTTAACACAAAAGATTATCAGAAAGCCGATGAAGAGCAGCGTGAATTGTTCTTTGAATCGATGGATAAATCGTACACCTTTGCTGTTAAATGCGGAAGAATAATGAGGGTCGAAAAAAAAGCTCCACACTTTAAGACTTACGATAAAGTTCTTGTTCGCAACAGGAAGCAAAGTTGGAAGATAGATTTTTTCTCGCATTATGTGCAATTCGGCATCTATAATTTTAGAACGCTCGGGGGATATTACGAATATTGCATACCGTTTGATGGTAATGAACATCTTGTAGGTAAAGAAGTCATAGACGGGGAGAAATGAAATGATAAACATCAGTGATATAAGAATTGGTGATATTATCACCAAAGAAAACAAGTACGAAGGCTATAAATACTCTATCGTTGAAGGTATTGACAACATCAGCGGTACGATTCGTCATAGAGAGGTATATGAAGATGGAGGTAGGCAGATGGCAATATCTTCATACGAAGATATGTTGCCGTTCCCGTTGTCAATAGAATTGCTGAAAGCAAACGGATGGCAGTATTCATTGGATGGAGAGAATGTGCTCTTTGGAGAATTTAAGCCTATTACAATAGGGCTTATACCTTCTGCGGATTTTGACTACGCTTTCAACCCGATATTGCTTCCAGGTTGTTCAAAAAGAAAGCGCGATGCGATATTCATGTACGAAATAGAATCAGTGCATGAACTGCAAGCGCTGCTTGATACGTGGAGATTGAACGTGAAAATCAAACCATAACAATCATGGATATTACAGACCACAAGAATCTTTATAAATAATAACAGCATTTATGGAAATCAAGATTGAAAACGCAAAGGCAGCCTTGAAAACAGCCGATGAGAGCGTCAAAAAAGTTCTTCTCGCTCTCTTACCCGAATTGAATGAGACAGAGGCACAGACAGCCGCAAATCGCCCGATTACAGAACGTGTGAAGACCTTTGAGGACGCATGCCGTGAGTTGGGAGAAGACAACCATTTCGTAGAGCAGTATCATGTGATTGAGGAAAACGCAGATTTTACAAGTGACGGTCACGACATTTTTACATACTTGAAGCTCCGCATCATCGCCGCCGCCCTGAATGAGGGTTGGGAGCCTCAGTTCACAGAAGACGAGGAACGTTGGTATCCTTGGTTCACGCTATGGACGGAAGAAGAACTGTCAGAGAAGAGTGACGAGTGGAAAGCCGACCGACACCCCATATCAACAGGCGACTATTCAGGAGACTGGGCGGGCTTCGCTTATGCGACTTCGAATAGCGCCCCCTCGGGTACGAATGCGAGCATCGGTTCTCGCCTTTGCTTTAAGAGCGAAGCTCTCGCCACGTATTGTGGCCAACAATTCACCAAACTTTGGGCTGAATTCAATATGATTAAGAAATAATAAATCAAACCCTGACAATCATGGATATTACAGACTATAAGAATCTCTACAGGGCCGCGAGAAAGTTAGATGAAGCTGTTGACAAGAATAGCCCAAAATATCGTTCTGTAAAATATAAATCCAATTACTACGGATTCAACAATACAGAAGTCAATTCGAATTGTATGCACCCTTTCACCATTCAGCTAAAATCTTATCTTGAACTGAATCGTACTAATGAGCAGGGAGAACCAATCAAGGAAGAATGGTTGAGATTTAAAGATGATTCGCTGGTGGAAGAGTTTATGGTTAAGGCGATTAACTTCCACAAAGAGGAAATTTTAAAGACCACTTCACTATTAATCAAGCAGTATTTGGAAGAGAATATTGATTTGGTTAAGAAGGAGAGGGAGCGACTTGGGAATATCGAAATGTTCGTTGAGACTGGATACTAAAAGTATCAATGGTAAAGATAAGCACAACACATTCCAATAATACACTATTTTAGCAGAATGGAAAAGGAATCGCTATTAACCATGCTCACTCGCCATCTATTTGGCAGGAAGTACTATGCCAATATCGTTGTGTCGGCAGGCTCATTCGATTATGGCATAAGTAACTATATCTTCCGTAACAAGGAAGAAGCGTACCGCCACAAGCAAGCACTTGAAAAAAATCGCTCTTTTGATTACGTGGAGACAATCAGCTTCCGCAGTAGGAACCAAGACTACAAAGACTATCAGCATAAATAATGAAGTTAAAGGACATTTTTCGCAAACTACGTTACGGTAGGTTATACATCATTGCAGACTCGTCAGACAACTCAATCTCGTTGTCTGACGGGTTTATCGCATATATACGCAAAGACCTCGGGCCAATCGGTAAGGTGGCAGCACGTGTGGTGCAAGACGAGAAAGGGGGGTATTATATTCATTTCTCGGCAGACGAAGGCGAGGACGGAACATACCGCTCAGTCTTATGCCGAAACGACTATTACGACAGCATAGGATTTGAATGCCTTGTTCCAACCGTGAATCGTATCTTCTATGATTACAAGATAGCTGGAGAGCATGCGCAAATTGATGTGTCTGTGGTCAAAATTAAGGGTAAGAAATTGTACAAGATTGACAAGAAGGTATGATGGATATTGCTATAACAGGAATGACGACCGTGCCGTCTGACTACGCTTGTCAAGACGGCCAAACGGCGTTGCTTCACAACCTCGTGCATGAATATGGTGAGGTTCGACCGATGCACAAGCCAAAAGTAGTGATGCAGGTTCCAATAGGCTTTCGTTTCCTCTATGTGCATTCTGGCTCAGGATATAAGCATTACATCTTTCAATCACAAGCAACAGACGAAGACGGGCAGATCCTTGAAGGGTTTTATAATTACTACTATTGTGATGCGGCAGATGAAAGTCTAAACATGGTGGAGTTCGCGCAGGTGAAAGCGGAGGTCTCTCATGTAGATGCCGTTGGCAATACACTATTGATATTCACGGAGGGCAGCATTAACTATTACTTGTGGAAGAATACAGCGTACAAGCCTCTTGGCGATGCTCTTCCCGAGATAGGTATGCGGTTCGGATTACTCGGTGAGCCTATCCTATATAGTAAGGAATGTTCCGAGGCTGATGGTATGTTTGTTCACTTCGATTACGAGGTGTGGCCGAGCGACAGGAATCACATCTACAAGCGCGAGCATCTGACAGCGTACACTACGACAATGCTGGCTCCTGTATCTAAGCTCATCAACGAGCACGTCACAGGTAAAGGAAAATTCTGTTTCCCTTTCTTCGTGAGGTATGCTCTTCGTCTGTATGATGGAACATTAGTTCATCATTCTGCGCCAATATTAATGATGCCTTCCACCTATCATGCCGTTATGCCCTTCTTGCGAGAATCAAGCTACGATAAAGGCAAACTAACAAATTGCAAAGTTGATGTTTTCACCGTTCGTGCTGCACTCACCTTCCTCATGGAGGACAATATCACCAAGGCATTCAAGGAGAAGTGGGGGGACATCGTAAAGAGCGTGGATATATTCGTAAGCGCTCCTCTTTATACCTATGATGCAGGTGGCATTGTAGACACAATTCAATTCACGAAGATTAAATATAGTGATTATAATCAAGGTGACTACGTTGGCAGGC